CTGGTAATACCAATCGATAATTTGAACTTCCAGTATATCCAATAACACCGTTTACATCTAACTTAGCTAGTGGATTTGGTGCTCCAATGCCAACATTTCCAGAAGCTGTAATTCTTACTCGTTCAGAAGATCCTGCTCCACTGGCATTGTTAAAAATAAAATCTCCAGTTGATACCCCTTCTCTACCTATGTCCCAATAAAATGCTGCATTATTAATTGCAGAGAATCTCAATGAAGGAGTTGCTGATGATCCAGCTATATCAATTTTATTAGCAGGAGTAGACGTTTCAATTCCAAAATTGCCATTTATAACATATGTATTACCTGCTGGTGTTATAGCAAATCTTACTACATTACTAGTAAGATCAAAAATGAAGAAATCATTTAAATCATTTTGATATAAACTTCTACCTAATAAATATCCATTGATAGTACTATTAGCAGTATTTGAAAATAACATTGTATTCTGAGAATATCCACCAATGATTAATTTTAATCCAACAGTAGAACTTGATAAATGTAATTTTGCACTAGGTGAAGAAGTTCCAATACCAATATTTCCAATATTATCAATTATCATTCTTAATGTTAATCCAGCTGAATTAGTATTGGATGTCAAAAAGTAAAGTGATGTTGGAACATTTCCAGCTGATACAGAACCAGAAACTACTGGTCTTATGTCAGTAACAGCTTGATATGCTGATCCGTCATATCCATAAGCAGTTAGTTCTCCTAAGACATTTCCATTTGTAACTGCTAGTGGTGCACCAGCTGAACCATTGGCACGTCTCATTGCTATTTCACTATTACCACTAAAATAATTAGAATGGATACCTCCAATTACAGTAAGTGGGGATTCTGGACTAGCAGTCCCAATACCAACATTACCATCAACTATTAATGTAGTATTTGTTCGTATTGACAAATCATTTTGTATACCAATTGATCCATAATATATACCATCAATTCCAAATTGTATTCCATTACTATTCCATGCACTAGCACCAAGTCTATTAGTTAAATATTTAAAACCTGCATTGTATACATCACCAGTTACATGTAATTTATATGATGGACTTAAAGTACCAATACCAACATATCCAGCGTCGTCTATAGTCATCTGTTGGGTCATGGATGCATCTGTTGCTGCCCTACGAGTAAAGAATATTAATCTACCTCGTGTATTGTTGTTACCATCTGTAACCCAACCACCTATACCACAATAAGCTGTTGTTGGCCAATTTGCATGACCAATTGTAATAAACGGAACAGCATCAATGGCAGCCGTTACTTGAAGTGGACTAGATGGCGCTGTAGTTCCAATACCAACTTTTCCAGTTCCATTTGGTAGTAATGCTATATTTTGATTTGTTTGTGTTTGAATTTCTAAAGGTACAAATGTTGGTCCACGTAAGTAAGCATGTCCTCCTAAGTCATATCCTAATTGTAAAATATTGTCTGCGCTATCAGCTCCAAGACTTAATAGTGTTCCACCAACACCAGCTGGAGCAACAATTGACAACCAAGTACTTGGAGTTGTATAATTTCCAAGTCCAATATATCCATTATTTTTAATTAGCATTGCTGGAAATAATGTACCATCTGTTGTTCGATTTCTAACCATTATTCCTAAATCACCAATACTATTATTTGATCCATTGGTTACAAATCCTTTAATAGCAGCAAAGCTAGTAGTTCCAACAAAACTAAAAACTACAGCTCCACCACTGTAACTACTTGTACCAGTATCAGTTAGTAATAATGTTCCACCTAATGCTCCGGCAGTATTATATGAATAACCACCGGCTTGTCCAAGTCCAGATACAGTAAGTTGTGCTACCGGAGTTGTAGTACCAATACCAACACTTCCGGTACTAGCATTATATACAAATGGTGATGTTGTATTGACTTTAGGTGTTTGATTAGATCCAGCTGAAGCTACCATCACAGGATATAATGCGGTTGTAGATGTATCATTAGTCGCGTTAATAGCTGTTGATGGGCCAGTTGCGCCCGATAAACCAGCTGAACCTGTTAATCCGGTTGCTCCGTTTGCTCCATTGGATCCAGCAACTCCAGTTGCACCAGTAGATCCAATTGTACCAGTAGATCCAATTGTACCAGTTAAACCAGTTGCGCCAGTTGCGCCAGTTGCGCCAGTTAAACCAGTTGCGCCAGTAGAACCAATTGTACCAGTTAAGCCGGTGGCACCAGTAGAACCAATTGTTCCGGCGCCAGTTGCTCCAGTAGATCCAATTGTTCCGGCGCCAGTTGCTCCAGTTAGACCAACAACTCCAGTTGCTCCAGTTGATCCAATTGTTCCAGTACCAGTTGCCCCTGATAACCCGGTTGCTCCAATTGATCCAGCACCACCAGGACCAATTAGTCCAGTTGCCCCTGATAACCCGGTTGCTCCAATTGATCCAGCACCACCAGGACCAATTAGTCCAGTTGCTCCAGTTAAACCAGTTGCTCCATTTACACCAGCAACACCAGTCGAACCAACACCAGTTGCCCCATTTGGTCCTATTGGTCCAGTTGCGCCAGTTGATCCAGTAAATCCAGTCGCACCTTTTGGTCCAGTTGCTCCTGAATTTGGTACTATCCAACTTAATACACCAGATCCGTTTGTACTAAGTACATATCCACTAACGCCACCTATAATTGATATATTTCCAATTGGTCCTAAACTTGTAAGACCATTTACTGTTAATGCTGATAATGTTCCAAGTGAAGTAATATTTGGCTGTGATGATGTTAATACTGTAGAATTAATATTTGTGCTAGTGATTGTTCCGCTTATTGCAGCATTTCCAGTAATATTAGCTGATTTATTTAGATTCCAATCATTTCTTGTGCTATTATAAAATATCTGTGCATTTGCTCCAGCTACTGTAATACCTGCTCCATTGGCTGCTGTTGCATTACCTGCATCTTTTGCTAATTTTAAATTAAGTCCTGTTATTTCTACAGTTGTACTATTAATACTTGTTATCGAACCAGTAACCTGTAGATTTCCTGCAACTATTGCATTGCCGCTAGCTCCGTCAGCACCAGGATCTATAGTTAATGTTCCATAGCTACTAGCTATTGTATCATTTCGAAGTGAAATATTTCCAACAAGTACTTTAGAATTTGCAATAATATTTCCACCAGTAATGTTTCCTGTCATTGAACAAAATGTACCAGTAATATTACTATTATAAATTCCAGTATTAGGAAAATATAATGAATTTTCAACAAAATTGAGCCCTGTTTTTAACGTGTGACTTGGAAAACCAGCTGTAGCAATATTCACTCCATTTATAGTTAATATTCCAGTTATATCTTCCTTACTATAAATTGCAAAACGGCTACCAGACACATATATGCTGGCTACATAATTTGTTCCAGTATTTGTTATGACAGTTTCAGCAACGAAACCCATAACTCCTGATGCTGTCGTTCCCACAGGACCAATAATATTCCAACCAGCAGCTAAACCTGAGCCAATAGCAATTTCTAATTGATTAGTAGTGACGTTAAAATAAAAATCACCCAATTCTGGACTAACAGGACGTTCAATATAAATGTTTCTATTAATTGGTTTCCAAGAATCACCTAAGCGAACACTTAAAATATGTGTATCTGTATTGAACCATAATTGACCAATTTGAGGATATGGTGGTTCAGTTTGGCTAGCGAAATTTTCTAATAATCTGTAGAAGTTTTGATTAATACTTAATCCATAGTTAGCTCTGTTTCTACCTACTAATTGTAAATCACCACGAGTAGTAACTACTTCGTTATCTAATATTTCAAAAGTTGTTCCATTGCTTCGTGTAATTATATATGACATTAAATATTCTCCGGTTCACTTATATTTATCTTCGAGCCAAAAGATAATCATGCAGGACATACAAATTAATACCTATGACGAAGAAAATTGCTAGTAATATATTAGAATATCGAAACTATGCATTTATAACGCGCAACAATCTAAATCCAACACCAGCTGAATCATTCGCTCCTAAGGTAACTTGCAATCCACCTATTGACATTGTGGTAGTTCCTACATTTCCTGCGGTTACATTTCCTGTAACAGTAAGTGAAGTTAATGTGCCCACTGAAGTAATGTGAGGTTGAGCTACGGTTGTAATATTACCAATTATGCTTGTAGCAGATACAATGTTAGCTGTAATATTTGAAGTAACAGCTACGTTAGAAAAAATACAAGAATTTGCGGTTATATTATTAATAACTACATTTCCGGTTACCTGTAAATTTCCTGTGATACTTGTATCACCTGATGTGAGATTTCCACTATTTGTTATTTTTGAAGAAACAATATTTCCGTTGTTAGTTGCAACACCTGTAATTGTTGTATTGTAGTTAATTCCAGGTGTTATTAAAACATTTCCAAAATTGGAAATATTTGCATTAAAAGTATCCTTACTTAAAATAGCAAGTCTAGTTCCATTTGCATACATACTAGCAACATAATAATCAGTACTGCTAACTGTAAATTTTTCTGTTACGAATCCGTTTAATGTTACAAACGATGAATCGCTTGGTCCAACTAAAATCCAATCTGTACCATTAAAAACTTTCAATTGATCATTGATTAAATCAAACCATTGGTCTCCAGTAACTGGGTTAACAGGTTCGTCGGACGAAGGAGTAGTACTGCCAATATATTTCCATCTAGTACTATCGTAAATATGTAAGGATCCAGCATCATCCCACCACAGTTGACCATTTTGAGGATTTAAAGGAGATGTAATATTAGCAAAATTTTCCATTAATCTAAAAGAATTTTGATTAATTGCTGCTCCATAATTAGGTCTATTTTTACCAATTAATTGAATGCTATATGTCGTATCTATTGCATTATCATTAATTGTTATTAAGCTACCATCTGATTTTTGTATTGTTTGACTCATTTTAACTTTATCCTAACTCAATGTCTGAATTCTTATAGTATACGAGATCTTTATAAATCTATTTGTACTTTTTTGAACCGGGTGAAAAATTACATGTGTTAACAACTTTCCACCTGTTGATTGTAAACCTAATTCATCAAAAACATACACTCCGTTAGAATCTACAGAATTATCAAATGCATACTGTCCAGCTGGTTCAGTATAATTTAGTGTACATTGAATTAAAATATCTGAATATGCTTTCCCGGTAATATGTGAAATAGTTAAGTTATTACTAGTTGGATCTAAATTATTGCTAAATTGCTGATTGATAATTTTAAAATATGTTTGATTATATAAAGTGCTACTAGTTCCGGTATAATTTGGTGACTTATATGTAATAATTCCAGCCGGACTAACATCTGTTCCACCATTTCCTAATGCTATTGTTTTAATAAATCCACTTGCACTCGAACTATCACTGGCATTTAGAGGTCCTGAACTAATACTTTTTGCTAACGCTTCAGAGAAATTTTCGTAATGTATAGCGTTGTCTTTATCTACTAAAACTTCATTTGTTATCCCGTCGATTATATTTACATGTCCAGTAATTTTCATCTTAACCCCTCATATTTATAATTTCTTCGTTTGTGTCTACATCTATAATTTTTAGATGAGCTTCTATAAGTAATTCGCCATTTTCAAATAATGGCGAATCTTCAATTTTTTCAACACCTACATTTTCATTAGTAATCATACTATGTATTTATACATCCATTAAATTGCTAGTCCCATATGTGCTTTTAAGAACAAAGCAACAGGGGTTGAACTCAATATCAATGTATCGTTACTTCCCATAGCGTCATACCAAAATTCATAATGTGCTTCAATTGTATCAATTTTGATACTAGTATTAGGTAATATACCAGTTGAAATAACTTCTCCGTAAGTTATTTTAGATCCATCAATAACACTATGATTTTCTGATGTTAAGAAATTATAATCATTGATTGCTATTATTGTGTCATCAACTGCTGGTAAAGTAAATGTAAGAACTGTGTTAACTGGTAATGTTTGAATTTTATTAAAAGTAACTTGTCCAGTGCTATGTCCAACAACTGTTGTATTTGTAGCAACTCCTAGTCCAACTACGGTCATACCAACTACTAACCGTAAATCGTCTGTATTCTTTAATAAAGTAGCAGTATTTTGATTTATAATATCTTCTGCTACTGAAAAATCGATATTATAGTCTTCAATTCTTACTCTTGCATCTAATGCTTTAATAGTTATAACTGTAGATTTGTATATAGTTTGATTTGAATCTAATACTACAGTGTTCGTCAATTCATTAATACTAATTATTTTAACCAATCCTACTATGCCAGTACCAGTAACTGTATAATCATATTGCAAACCTTTTACTGAATCTAAAATTATAGTATTATTAGCAATAACATCAGCCTGTAATATATAATTGAACAACAATTTAGCTGTTGTCATACTATAGTTTGTTGTAACAAAAACATTACTATTTTCAATATTACCACTTACTGCATCAGTCTTTGGTAATAATGTTCCTTTTATTCCAGGTAATAATAACGATTCATGCATTGATTCAACTCTTGAGGTAATTGCATGAATATCAGGAGTATATGTACCAAGAGTACCTCTAGTAATATTACTAAGTGTATTATTAATTCTATCAACAGTTAAATATGTTATTCTTTCACCATTAACAAAAATTGCACCAAGTATGTTATTTTCTGGATCAGCATCAATGAAACCCGATACGTCAATTAAATATATAATATTTTCGCCTAAAATTAAGTCTTTTGATAACTGTGTAGTTTCAGCTGCTGGAATAGCGTAGTAACTTACATTTTCATTCATATCTTTAAATATTCTAAATGATAACCATTCTGTACCACCTGTATATTGTGAATATACTGAAATATCTAAAGTATCATAAATTCTTCCTGATATATGTTCTTCTGTACTAGGACACATAACACTATCAACAAAATTAGAACCATTAACAATAATGTCAGCAGCACCAGTACCTAATGAAATATCTTCAAAGCTACTTGAAATTTCTGTGTCAATATTTAATTGAGCAGCATGTCTTGCACTTCCTACAGTGAATCTGATATCAGCTAATTGTCCTAAGAATGAATCAGTTGAATAGCTAGAGAAGTACAGCGGAACACTCATTCCAGGTTCACCATATGAATCTAAAGATTTAACTCTATTCATTAAAGTTCCATCTACATAAACATATATGAAATTATCTTTTCGTTCAATACTTAAGAACATTAACGAAACATCAACTAATGGTATTGGACCACTAGTGATACTAGGAGTTGAAGCGATAGTAATATCTCCTACTTCTGTATGTTGTTGTAGTGATATGCTGTAATGTCCATTATAAGTTAAGTAACAAACCAAAGCATTTTTACTAATATTTAAATCTAAACTATCATTTAATGAAGAGTCTAAGACTTTACCAAGTGTAAAAATACGTTGGGTGCTCTTTGTACTACTTGAATTTATCCAACATTCGATAGCAAAATCACCAGTTCCAACATTAAATGCTGTATTACTTTGAGCATTAATAATTAGTTTGTCTGTTAGAGTGATTGAAGGAACTTCATATAAACCTTCTGTTGTTATTCCAACAAGTGGATCACCAATATTAGTTAAAGTATATGGTAGATCCAATGGTAATAGTGTTTCAACTTTAATAATATTATTTTCTGTACTCAATTCTTCAAATATATTAACAGCATTGATTGCAACAAATGAAATATTAGTAACTTCATTTTTAAATCCTTCAAATCCGTATAATACAATTACATGAGCAAAATATGGATCTTCTAAAATATTTCTACCAAATCCACCTGATGGTACACTAAAAGTAGAAGTGTCATATCTTAGTAAATCTACAGAAATTCTAAATTCATCCATAAATGCTGATGCTTGATTACTTCCATCAACACTTGCTCCAAAAGTTAATGAATTATTAACAAATGAATGAGTTAAATATGCATTAGATTGATAACTATTTACTAACAATCCATCAACATATAATGATAACTTATTTACTTTTCGTTCAAGTACTACATGTTGCCACACATTATTAGACATTGCACCGCCATCGAAGCTAACACCATTGTTATCACTAACTCTGATAGTATTATTAGGAAGTACCGAAATAATTAATCCAGTAATGTCTGAAACTGTTTGCCTAAGATCTACAAGTGTTTGTGCAATGTTAATAGTCTTAAGTCTAACAAAAAATTCAATAGTAAAATCTCTAGTTGCTAAATCTGGCAAAGTTTCTACAGTATTTGTATCAATTTGAATATAACAATCGTTAAAATTAGCTGATTGTGAACCAAATATTTTTTGCTTTGTAGAAAATACATTCAGCGTATATCTAGATTTATCAAAAGACATATGTAACTTAACATCGCCAATGTTGTCATCTTCTTGGTCATATAAATTACCAGTTGGTATAGTATATATTTCAGCAAATGTACCACCGATTACTTGTACCGCGGCACTTTCTGATCCTACCATTAATCTATTAACATCATTTGAAATCATATTAACAGCTGGAGTATAGAAGTTATCTAATCTACTAATAACATTATCTTCTGAATTTAACACCATCCAATAATCTGTATTTGTTGGTAGTACATAATTAGGAATAAACGATAATGCTTTATAAAAATCATTACCATATACAATAATATCATCTGTGTAATATGTAGACGAACTATTATATAATGGAATTGATGAATCAGTTCTATCAAACTTTAAGTTTACGTCAAATTTTCTAGTTGTGCTATTATGGAAATCAGCAACTACTATCGCTGCTCTTGAAATAACATTTTCGTCTGGGTTTAGTTTATACCAATAAGCTGTATTAGATAATAATATGCCTGCAGGAACTGTTTGTAATGCTTGGAAGTATTCTCCAGTTGGAGTATTGAATACTATATCTGCTAATTCATATGTTGTTGTTGAACTGTAAGTTAAAATAGGTAGTCCACCTTCTAACGTAACTACTGGAGCAGGTATATTATTATCGCCTATTACTGTTGGTTCTAATGTATACCCTGTTCCAATCTGAGTAACAACTACACTTAATAATTGACCAGTGTTGCTATCTATTGTTGCTGTTGCCTTTGCAGGAATGCCTCCTGCAATTTGATTTCCTCCATCAATAATAACTGTAGGAGCAACCGTATATCCCATTCCTACATCAGCAATTCGTAATGAAGTAGTATCAATAGTAAATGTTCTGTTATTATACCATTGTGAATATGGAGTTTCTAAAAATCTAGCTTGGTCATTATAAAATGTTCCATTTGGAGAACGAAGTGGCCAATTTGTACTAGGAGTTAATTCACTCTTAGGAAGTACATAATTATCTAAGCCATAAACTTCTACTTGATATGCTCCTCTATACTCAACTTTTAAATCGCCAGGGATGCCATGGAATGTGGGACCTACTAAGTATGGGTAAACTGGAATTGTTTTAGTTGCAGTATCAACAGTTGCGAAATAAGCATATATTCCATATGGAAATTCTGGAGTAACAACAAATCTTCCATTATGTTCATCTAATGTTCCTTGATTTGGAATATATTCGTAGTCTTCAATATACTCTCCTGTTGGTTTACCATATTCAGCACCTGGCATACCAACTATAGGTTCATGCCTTACTAATCTCTTCATTGATTTAATAACATAACTACTTGTATTTTGTATAACTCCACCAGAACCATTTGAATTCTTAAAGCCAAATGGGCCATAAATTGGATAACCATCTAATGCAAACCCAATTATTGGACTATGCGAATCAAAATTACCTTTTGAATATAACAATGTTGGATCCATTCTATATACATAATTATCACTATTTGTTAAATATCCATTACCAAAATCTGGACCTGCATAGCTTGATGCTGCACCAATATTAACAGTATAAGTTTCTGAAACAGTGTCATCTTGACTCCAAGTTAATGTGTCTGTTTCATTTGCTACAACACTATAAAATGCTACTCCATTCGTTGCTATGCCTATTACATTATCAACTAATACACTTGTGTTAGATACTGCTTGTGTTGGTCTAATAGGAAGAACAAATACCCAATTTGCTGGAACTACTGTGTCTGTTGTGTTTGGCCATAATCCCATTGGATGTGAAGCGATACTGGTTGTTCCAATATATAACAATCCGTCTTTTTCTACTAGAGCAATATCACCCTTAAAGTAACCTGCCTGCTTAGATTTAAATGATCTATAAGTTGGATTAAATTGAGCTGCATACCATACTGTATCATATAACGCAGGTAAATCAAAATCAGAAACTGTTATATTTGAAACATCACTTAAAGTGTAAATGCTGTTAAAATCTTTAATTCTAGTATGATATGGTTTATTTTCATTTATGAAATCCATAACAAACTGCTCATCATCTTTTCTATAATTACTTTTAATATTTAAATCTTTAACAATATGATTAACATCAATGAAACTGGTTTTGAATAACCAATCTATGTTTATATTTTCTTGTAATATGTAACGTAGTATTGCAAAAAATGCATTGTCTGCAAGTATTGACAGATCGTCAATTAATATATCTTCGTTTAATGCTTTGATGATTAATCGTAAACTGGTTGCAGGATCGTTATCAAATCCAATTTCTCCACCAAATATTCCTGCATTGAATCCTATCATACTACTAGTAAAATCATACAATGTTGGTAAAAATTGTACTGTTCCATTTTCAATGAAAATAGGATCATAACTTAAATCGTCATTGAACTTATATATTACAATTTGATTATTTCCATCATTATCAATTTGCATAATATCACCAGCTGCTGGTGAAATACTTTGTAGATAACCAATATGTGGTAATATATAATCTATTTTCTTTCCTGTGTTATTTTGATCTGACCAATCAACATATTTCCAAAATACATTAAGATCGTAAAATTGACTAGTTAATAATTCCCATGTACCATTTATTAACTCATATAATCCCCAACCCGAATCAGTTACTGAAACATCATTTAGAACTAAGATTTTTGTTCCGTTTGGATAATCATCTGTTGTAAGTAATAACAAAGTATCTTTATCTTCAACAGTTAAATCATAAGTAGATACGTCTGGTTGTTCTTGTTTTAACTTTAAATTCTCTAATGCTGCAAAATTATTAAGTGGCTTCAGTAATAAGCCGGCGTTTATTTTATCAAAATATATTTTTAATGCGGTTGTCTGATTTCTAAACATTGCTTGTCTAAGTTGATTTAGTGTTCCATATTTGTCTTCTTCGTTTAAGCTAATATCAGGAACTGCTAATCCTGCATCATCTATACCAGATAAGCTATCTACTAACTTAGCATATAATGGAGTATTAAACCAGTATCTACTTCCATTTTCACTTACTAAAGCAAATTCACTAAGTAATCTATTATTGTGTTCAGTTAATACATAATCAATATGTAAGACGCTTTCTGAACTATCAACCAATTCTTTAACATTCCACAATATAACTGAGTTGGATTCTGAACCAACTATCATTGGTAAACCACTATTTAGAATATCTCTTAAACCAACAGACACATCAGCAGAACTAATTGAATGTTTTCGACCTACTTCTGTTTTATATAAAATCCAGAAGTAATAATTGTTTGAATTACTATCAAATATATAATTAGATGTTGGAGATACTATTCCTGAACCTGTATACTGCCAAGGCGGAACACTGCTTTCTGACCATTCATAAACTCTAAATGTTGACTTAGTAAACCATTTATTCCAGTATTTAAGTCTATCTTCTAAGGTACCTTGTTCATATAGTGTTGTTCGTAATCTTCCAGTTGAAAACCAAATCTGTCCAACTTGTGAACTTCCCCATGAATTATTTGATGAGTTACTAGTTGCACTACTCTCTAAGTTAACAAACCATTGATTAACATCAAAGTATAATTCACTTGAAGCTACATCTGCAACATAAACTATACCATTATATAATACTCTATCACCAATTTGATAATTTTCTCCGCTTCTCCAATTTTGTATTCCATATGATGTAGGATCAACACCACTAATGTAATCAATATGTTGAGCAATAGCACCTGGCAATAAACCATTGGCAATATCTACTATATCTAGATCTACTATCTTAGTTTTTGTTCTTGAATTATAAATCCATGCTCTAGAAATACTTCTAGGCTCTAATTTAATTTCTTCAGTTCTAATAATTGTCCAACCATGTATTAATTTTGTATTACTATAAACAATAACATTGTTATTTTCAGCAGTTGAATTTTTATTACCAATCCATATTCTTTCTAAATTACCATCAAAGAACAAATCAACTGATTCAGTTGAATACTGTATCGATTTTACAATTACTAATTGTGATATATCAGAATCCATTGAAGTATTTGTTCTGGTTGTTTTAAGTAATTGAAATAAAATTATTCTTTGTGTATTTACAATGTTACTATCGTAAATATTTGTAGTATTATTATCAAATTGAATATCTGTCATCATTGTCGCTGCATCTAGATATTCAGTTGTATCTTCAATGACACCTAGCAAATCATAATTTAGCCACTTAACTTTTTTTCCAAAATTAGAATTATGTAAATTAGAATTTTGAATAGTTTGTATAGAAATAAACTTACTGTTAATAGTATAAGTAGTTGGATCATAATTGATAACACTAACGCCATTAACAAACATCGATTGATTAAATGTAAATATAAGATCTGTTGCTGTATAACTTGCAGTTACTCCCGACAAGTTACTAATGCTGTTAATATTAGCAATGAATGTATCTATATTTGTGTCCATTGCAACTACCCAGTTATTAATGCGTAAATATTTTGCTGATGATAAAGTAAATGTACTTCTTAGAATTGAAACTGTTTGATTAACATCTGAATCAAGCAACATTAATTCAATTATTCCCATACTATTTTTTATAACATTTTCAACAGTGATATTATTAAGTGGTGATCCAACTACAAATGAATTGTTTATCATATCAGTTGATAGGCCAAATTGAATATTTGAATTATCCACAGTAATTGTTTGTTGTAGATAGAATTTTAACATATCAACTTCAATAATTGTATTTGTTACTAATTGTCCAGATGGGAAAGTAATTGTTGTATTTCCTGGAGCTACTGGTGTATAATTTGTAGTTACAATGCCATTTCTCTTAACTATCACTTTTCCAAATGTTGAAACAGAATCACCTAATGTCAATACTGTTGATGGAGTAGTTATTAAGAATTTTTGTAAACTTCTGTTAAATACATAAATTTGTCCATTTCCACGAAGCGGAGCACTAACTGTTAATATACTCGCATCAGCATTTAATGAAATTAACTGCCCAAAATTGCATCCAACTCCTGGACTAGCTGCTGGATCATCAATTGATTGAATTAGTGCATAATAGACACCAAGCTGTTTTACTGAAATAGACAATCCACTTACTGAATTTATAAATGTAATTGAACCACCTGAAACTGTATAATCTACTCCAGCAATATATAATTTGTTATTGACAATGACTCTAATACTGTATAAGCTTTCTGGTATGAATCCCAATGAATAAGTTGATGAACCAGATCCAGTAGCAACATATTCAGTTACTGTAGAATTTGCTGTAAACTGTTTATATATGTAAACATTACCAGAAGCAGCAGGTAATGTTTCACCAATGGCAATAAATAAACCATCAGCTGTACATTTAACTGCACTACCAAAATATGCACCTGCAGTGCTTCCAGAAAAAATTTGACTTACTAATTTAGTTGAATGTTGCAAAATATATACTTGACCAGTATTTGTTACATCAGTTGCTGTTGCTACTGACATTTCTCCAGACAAATATTGAACATCCAGACCTAATGATAATGTATCTGGTCTAGCTGGTAAAAACGTTGCTATATCAATATTAAGACCCGAAACATCACCTTTCCAAAGTTTAGCTGATTTAAATTCTGTTAATGCTACTTGTCCATTTGGTAACGCATCCGGCTTACCTTCCCAAAGTAACTTTGCTATAGGATCTTGACTTAAAGATTTAGTTAATTCGGTCGTTGTAATATCTTGTTTATATTGATCTATGTTATAAGGAATATTAGCTGTCTGATCAACATATGGTTCAATGAAATCATATACAGCAAATCCAGTTTTATCTGTGTCAATATAAGACTTTCTAATTATTGGCAATCCATTTCTATAAACCTGACTAGATAAATTAGCAGATCCAATTGTGTCAAATCTTAGAGAAGTATATGTATATAAATTAGTTTTGTTACTTTCAAACGAATAATTTGCTACTGCTGGATAAATTGATAAGTCTGATATAAAGATACTTAAAATAGAGACATATTGCTCTGTTGGATTTACTAAATAACCAGCAACTTCGAAAACACCCTGTAGAATAAAGTCGGGTTCATTATGATTTAATGCAACAATATCATTTACATTTACTGAAATTATATCACTAAGTAAAATTTCTAATGTACTGTTAGCTTCATTTTGTCTAATTCCAAGTATTTTAACAGAACTGTTTTTCCAAGTTATTACATTATACTTATTATCAGTAGTTAATAGATCGTCTATTGCAAACCACATATAAGTACCGCTAGTAATATTAACTAATAAACTACCAATATCTGAAGTTGAAACTATATCAGCTTTATCTTGGAATGTTAGTGCATTCTTAATATTGTCATTATAATTCTGTATCTTCGACTTTGCAATAGTTTCAATTTCTGATAATAGTACCGGACCAGCATCAATAAATTTTGCTTCTTCACGTAATAATTTACCTGCATTTTGAATAAAATTATTTGTCCAATTTATTGATTTTTTGTATAATGACTTATCATTAACAGTTAAAATGTCAGATGAATTAGCCATACCATCATTGCTAAATCTAACTGCTACTGGATTATCTGAAGCTTCTGGTAATGATAATAATACATCTACATACCCTGTTCGTCCTGAAGCTCCATACTCACCTAACTTAATAGCATAGTCTTCAATTATTTCAAAATCAGCTAATAGTTCTTTTGTGCCAGCAGATGTAAATTTATTAACTGCATTTAATGTACCTTTTTCTTTAATCCATCCTCTGTAAAATTCAGTTTGATTACCTAAATCTAATCCCAAATTTGATAACCAAGAAGTTTCAACATATCCAATAGATGAAGAACGTAAACGTACTATATCTTGTATTACATTTCTATATTCTACGTCATAAGCATGATCTAAATCTAATGTCTTAGTTCCGATATTAGGAATCATTTGGTTATTAAAGTTAGTAGTTATTGTTTTAAATTTAGATTCTTGAAATTCTGCGGCACCAATTACATTTTCTAATGCTACGTAATTTTTATTTTTATATCGAATTACGCTTCCACGTAAAAAGTCTGTATTTGGTTGCCATACGTCTACTTTATTACTTAGTAACATAAATCCTGCACTAGTTAATGTTCCATTCCAGTCGCCAGTTTTTAATCCACTAAGTCTAACACGATTTTGTCTAATACCTAATTCTGGACTATAAATTAAATCATTGAAGATAGTTTTATTTGTTAAAACAAGTCTATGTTCGAAATTTATTAAGTTAGCACGCATTGCAGCAATGATGCCATATGGATTTTGATGATTTATATATACAGTATCTTGTGCTAATCTTTGATCTCTAAATACATCTACATATTTAATATCAATTTGATTTTGATTTTCATCTAAGAGTAAATTTGTACTAGATAATAAGTTACTTACTGTGCCTACCTTAGGAACTAATTTTAACTGACCAGCACTTGGATTTAATACTAAACTCAATGCACGTCCAGTACTATCATTATTCCATCTATAATAGCTCCACTTAACAAATTGTACAGCAGCATCAACCCAATTAATTCTATCTTGTTCAACCTGAGTATCAAATATAAATCCTTGTTGTGTTAAATATTCTCCATAACTAATTAAGAAGTTAACTACAGTCTCTCTATTAGAGAATTCATAACTGTAAGGAATCAATATTGGTGTACTGAAAAAATCACGATAAATTGTAAAGGTACTGTTTCCAATAGTAAATGAAGATTTCTTTCCACTAGGATCAAAAGGATATGCTGTAAAGAATGGATTCTGTTTATCATATCCATTTACTCTATAACCACCATTAACTGTTCTACTTATTATAACGCCACTGTAGTTAACAACACCTACAGAAGTATTTTGACTTAAAAATAATTCATAATTTTCAGTTGGAATCTTAACTGAATTACCAAGTGTTTGTGGACTATTTTGTTCTGCATAAACTTGAATATTACTTTCGTCAACAAATCCTCCAATACTATAAGTTAAGTTAACTTCAGCATTTGTAATTGCATCTTTAATGACTTGTAATGTTTTTCCTTGAGACTTTAGCGATTCTATTAGATAATTTATAATACTATGAACTCTATTTTCTCCATCTCCATTAAGTCTCAAATCTGTAATATTAGGAATGTCAGTTGTATTAAATTTCAATGGCGATGTATAAAATTCTGGCTTGTAATTATCAAGATCCCAGAGTGATCCGAGCATAAACTGTGGATTTTGTAAAATCTTGGAACGTAATTGTGAAAATGCAAAAGTACTCGATCTTCGCCAAGCAGTTTCTGCTGGACCATGATCACCAAATATAAAAATATTTTTAATATTTTGTGTATCAAATGTATACATTACATTCATATCAGTTGGTGTAAGTAAATTACCATTTTCACTTACTGGAATAAAATCTAAAATAGAATAATTGATGTTTTCGCGTGGTCCAAGTGAACCAAAATAATTTCCTTCTGGATCTCTAACTATCCCATCTCTGATATCATTCCATAATACCAAATTTCCACCAGTGTATGGGGCTGGTCCATAAGTAGCATCCCACCATAATGGCTTTTCTGAAATCCCAAGTGCCTCCCACGGTGAAAAATTTGGTCTGTCAGTATCAATTAAATCTTTGTATATTCCTCTCCAATATCCCTTTAAATTAGTCTTAGTTAATTTGTCTGTACTTGTGCTATAGTTCCAAGTAAAACTATTGTTTTCATCAAAAAATGTAGTTCCGAAGTTTACTTTGTTTTCAGCAACCCATTCATAAAATACTTTTCTGTAAATATTAGATTGTTCAGAGGATGAATATAATGTACTTCTAAATTTGCCGCTTGGAGTAACTTTAGTATTAATTACATCAGCCCATAGTTGATTGTTGGTTTTAATATTATTATAAATTCTGATTTCAAATTCTAATAATAGTTTGTCTTTATAATCACCATAAACTGTTGTAATACTACCATCATGCCCTTGTAATACTGTTGTTGGAGTTTGATATGTATCATCTAAATAAATTTGTGGTACAAATTTCTGAGCCAAACCTAATTTTGCTGGAGTAGAGGGAACAAAGCAACCATCTGTATTATCTACTCTGTATATATCTAATACGTCATCTAAGTGTAATTGTTTAATTAAAGTAATTTCTGATGAATCACTACTTACAAAATATTCAACATTTTTAATTAATAGAGTATCATTTAGATAAACTAACAATGATTTATTACTAGCAATAGATAGATTATATTGTGTGTGAGTTTTATATGTGACCTGGAATAAATCGTCGATTACGTATTGTTGTAATATTCCGCCTGTTGGTACCATATCGCTATTGTACCAAGGCATATTATTATTCTTATTGCTAACTAATACTTCAAAGATTTTATCAACAGCATCTTTTACAGTCATTGTTTCAATTGCTTCAACTTGATCAGCTGTTTGTATAAATTGTAATTTTAGACTTTCATAATCAGTAGCTGCTGTTTTTATAGCAACATCAATATCAAACTGTTCGGATGCAAGTAATAACGATGGTAACAAGCTGAATCCATCATGTAATAGTATTAAGCCAACATTGTTCTGATAATCTATATTATCTAGACCATCAACTGAAGGTGATACAATCTGACCTGAATTACTTATCATTTCAGATGTATGTTGTTCTAAGTCACTTAAAGTGAATGTTTGTGGTCGTACATTAAATGGATTTAATTCATAACCCATTGGAACATCATACCAAGCATTATTCAGTAATGTTGTTAATTGTAATTTGAATAGAACTATTGAAGTTGCGTTAATAACTACACTATTATCAATTGTAATTCTAATTTTATCACCTAATTGTTCATTGATAATTAGATTACTGTTTACTTGTGCACCATCAACATAAATTTTTGTTTTGAAAACATTATCGGTTTTTTTAACAATGAATTTAGCTGTTGCAACAAATACATAATTACTAGAAATAATACTCTCTCCAGTTAATTCTAGATTTTGATATAGTTCTGAATTAGATTGAATTTGTTTCCAACAAGAATATATATCTTCTACAGTAGAAATTGGATCAACTCTTCTAGCTGTTCCTTTGCTAATATTAATAATAGTCTGTGTGGATAATGATGGATCACTTAAATAAGAAAATGTATCTGTTTCAAAATAATTATTGAAAGTAACATCACCTAAATTAAATATATTTCTGTATACTACACCAAATCCCAACACTGGATCATTGACTACATTAGTAGATCTGGCATAATCAAATAATTTAGATCCAGTAAAATCTGATCCCAAATAAGTGCTATAACTCGCTCCAGTATAATCAAAAATATCAAATAATGGTGATTGATTTACTTGAGTTTTTACTTGCAAACTTGTAATCCATTTGCGATCTAATTCACTATAAAACCAATGAGTTCCTTTGCTATTACCTTCAGCAGCTGATATACAATTGTTAACTGTAGCGATTTCATAAGGAACCAATTCAACTGTTGGTCCAATATTTTCAGTCTGAATAAAGATAATTGGTGATATGCTGAGTGTTACTGTTTTGTCTGGTTGTGTAATAGTATAATTAAACCATCTGTTTCCATTAATAGATCCATTCAATACAAATACATTAAAGCTTTCATTAAACATTACACCTTCATTTGCATCCAATGATCTTGTTAATGAACTTGATGAAAAAACATAGATTCCATTTTCAGTCGGATTAGTTTGTTGCCATACTAATATTCTATCATTAACAGTCAATGATATACCATCTATTGTTGCTGGCGGAGGAATAGATAAATCAATGTTTCCAATTGAAGCTGCAATAACTGGTGATTTTGAATGAGCACCTAAACTGTCTGAAACGTCAACAACATTAATTTTATAAATTGTTTTTCTGACTGCTTCTGATCTATCTTTATTAAAGACTATAAGATCGCCTGCCTGTACAACATAGTTGTCAAATGTTAAAGCATTAACATCAGTTATTGATCTGCCATTTATATTACTAAGAGCATCATTGATATAGTTGTCAATGATACTTACTTGACCTAGTCCAATTATACCATAATTAAACAATCTTAATCCAGACTTAAATTCAATTATAGGTCTAACAGCTCTTTGTAGAGCAGGATATGTAACAGGGAAACCTTGCTGAGTTAGATATTCAATGGACTTATCAACAACTTGTTTATTAAACCATCTGTTTGTCCTTGACCACGCATTTCTATCTAGACTAGAACGATTAATAGTTATATAGTCTGGATCTTGAGACTTTGTTAATTCTTCATACGGTACTAATACAATTGCTTGACCAACGCCTTCTACAATATAACTCTTTGTAGTATCAGTATACTTTTCTGGAATAGCAAAATTGTTGAATCGTATTCGCAAACCATTAATTAATTCAATTCCATTTGCACTGGTAAAATGCTGTTTTCCAACAATTTCTTCATCAATATTCAATGTTGGAATATCTGTTAATAGTATTTCAAGTGGAAGAACATTGCTTGAATTTTGATCATCTTGCAAATATAATGTGGCATAGTTGCTGCTCAATTGCGGAATCTTTAGCAATGGTGATGTATCAGTAATTTTGAAAAAATCAGCATTTCTATAAATGTTTCCGTATTTTATTGAAACCCTATAGTTGCCTGCGATTTCTTTAATAAATAGAAGTTTAATTACTCCATCAATGATGTTTATACGCCAAATACCATAGCGCATATTTGCTGGAATAGGAAATTCTTCATCATAAGGATATAGTTCATTTCCAGCATTTTCATAAGGGATATAGTTATTCCAACCAATGGTTTGTTCTTTGGCAAAGATCAATGTTTTATCTTCTAAATCTGCAATTCCATCAATTCCCCCACGATGTCCAGATATATTTGTATCTTCGCCTATTGCTGCTGATGTAACAAATGTATCATACACAGTTGAATTAATTTGATCAAATTGTAGATCTGTTGCCAAGTCAACATTATCATAATATTCATCACCAGTGCGACCAAGATCTCTATATTGATTTTCAGCTAATAATGTTGGAACTGAAAATGTAATAGTACCTGTTGATGTTCCGTTATTTGTTACTCCATAAATGTCTCTTGTTGGGAGTGATGGATCATATGGTAATGCTCCAGATATTCCAGCATGTGTTTGAATCCACATTCTACTTATTGATGGAGCAACATTATCAATAAAATTAGTATCTCCAGGTGTAGAATCGAAATTAATCAATAGTACTGTATTTTCATCAACTGTTGTTATAGCTTCTGGAGGAGTAAAGTTTACATTAGTATATCTTGCAACCTTAGTTGAAATTCTTAGATCTTCAACATATCCAACAAATGACATATTACCAATTGCATCAGCACCAACAGTTACTGGAAGAATAGAACTAGCAATATTTCCAATGATACTTTCACCATTGATTTGTTGACTAGGAATTAATATTCCATCAATATATAATTTAATGCTATTTCCAAATCTAGAAACAGCAATATGATGAACTGCAAGTCCAGGAACTACATTCCCTGCAAATGTAATGCTCTTACTTTGACCAGTTTCATTATCAATCCAAACAAATTTAAATGTATTAATAAATGTTGAATTGATAACAGTTGTTGTTCTAACTATTGCCCAACTACTCTTGGATAAATCGTCTCCTTGCCATTGTCCAACTAATACATTATCTTCAACATTTGTTCCGTCAACCCATACATAAAATTCAACAGTAAATGCAGTTGATTTAAAATTAAAGTCACTATTTTTAGGAATAGTTAAATAACTTCCATTTGAGAATTTACCACTAGTATTATTGTTTGGAAAGAATTGAATATCAGCTGATGCAGTAACTAAGCTATCTAAGTTACCTTGTTGAATTAATTTTGGAAATCTTGTGGATGGTCTAGATTCTTGTGGTAAAATATTAAAGTTATATTTTCCACCTCTTGCTAAAATAATTTCTGGATTAATACCAGTTAGATTATTTGACCCAACGACTGATAGTCCGTTGTTACTACGAAGAATCGAATAGTCAGCGGCTGCTGAAATGAATGTGTTGCTAATTTCAATAGGATTTCTAAACCAAGGATTATTATCAACAACTTCGTTATTTATTGTTTTTGGTTCTGGAATCCAAACATAATTATAATAATTAGTCAACTTATCAAGGTTAACAAATCCATTGAAGTTATAACAATCAGAACTTAATAGTCTATTCCAACTATTAATACTTCCGCCTTTGCTCGCCACACTATTTAATACATCAATAAAACTAATTACACTAGAAACTGAATTCGTTTTTGTGCTCAATGAAGTAATATTAGATTGATCGTTGCGATTTATAAATGCTGGTTCAAGTTGATAATTAGCACGTAATTGATTCAATTCTGAAATGTAATTACCTTCTAATTTAGATCCGTCTAAAAATTTTCTACCAACATATCCATCAAATCTTCGTAATACTGGATCGCTAATGAGTCTATCTAACGTGCTACTCAGAAATCGTTGATTTGGTATTGATTTAAAATATTCAGGTAAAAAATCTATAGTTCTATTAATAGCCATTTAAATACTCTCTTCACTTTTTATTCGATTACTTAGAGCTTTTGACATTTTAGCTTTAGTTTCAATAGAATGTGGTTTTCTTTCTAATGCAGCTTTTGACATCTTAGCTTTTGATTCTTCAGGTAACATTTCAGTTAATAACTTGTGACATATAAAATGTTCACGACCAGTTAATATTACAAAATTATCTGGGCTATTTGGGGTGCCAACTAACCAACCGGATTTATCTTTTGATTTATAAAATGATTTTGGAATTATATGATATTTTTCGGTATATGTATCTACAGGAATAGGAAATAATCGGGCATTCTCAATTATTTCATAATATCTTTTTGTTGATTCGTTGTCTAGAAATTCACTAAATATCATTACCTGTTTCCTTTATTATTTACCTAACTCACAATCTTCAATGCCCTACTCGCATTTGAGTTGTTGTTAAGTTTGTAACAACACTAACATTTAACACTGTTGCAGCACTTATTAAAATTTCGCTTGGTAAACATCTAATTTGTTGTAAATCACCATATACTTGATCAGTACTTAACGGTACTAAGTGAACACTACTTATAATGTTATTTAACTCAGAATGTAGGTAAGCTGCTAATTCACTAAAATAAAATGTCTCTCCAAAGTCCCAATTATTAACATCAAAGTAATTATTAATTTGTGTAATAACTTGACTTTTAACTTCACTATCACTAACTACTATATTTGGATTCTTAACAACTAAAAAATTAGCTTGTAAATTTGAATCAGCTTTGTCACCAAACAATGATTTAAAAGTAACAGGACTAAAAATCATCAAATCACTAATCATTTTATAATTTTCTAAATCACTAAAATCATTGCGTAAGCTTTCTGTAGTTGGTTCTATTGGAAGTGTTACTTGGCCACTTGTATCTTTTAACCATTTTACATAATCATCAGCATAGTTTTTATCTAATATATAGATATCAATTATATTACTTGGACTAGGATCGATTCGTCTATCACTTGGAGCATTATGTCTATATTGGAATTTAATATTCTGTCTTCCAAATTTATATGAATAATCTGTTGTGACGCTCTTACTTGCAACTACTCCTGTTCTTGTTATAATGTAAAAAACATTAGTATCTAATGTGAATATTACATCGTTATTACTGTAAGAATATATATCATTGTCAATATCAACAGCATGATCTGCAAATTTTACTGTTCCTTTTGGTTGAACTAATAATGTACTTCCAGAATTTGCTTGATCGTTTTTGAAAAATACATAACTATTATTCACACCAGCTAACATTACTGTTCCAACAATATCAATATAAAAATATGGTTGATCAGGTGTACCTAAGCTATTTTTATCTGAAAAACTTACTTGTATCTTTGTATCGTCTACATATCCATCATTTTCAATGACAGTGTTTACAACACGCAATGTAATATCATTACTATAACCAAAGTTAGTGTTTAACACTGGTTGAGAATTTGTCTGTAATACATCAATTCTATCAACTAATAGTTTTCCACTTTGTGGATCAAAAATCTTTACTCTTGGATCAAAAAAGAATCTTGTTTGCTTTTCACTACCAAAAAAGTATTTAATACTCTTCTGATACGTTGTATATGTATTTCCAGAATTTATAAAAGCCATTAGCCAACTTTGTTGATTATCAGCTAATGTATCAGTAGGTTCAATGAAGGTTGAAGGAATAGTTGGGTTATTAATTATAAACCAACTCCCTGACTTATCTGATTGTGTACTACCTGACTTATATCCAATACCAATGTTTTGTTTTTGTGATAATGCAGTGAATAATAAAAATTGTATATCACTAGGAATAACAGATGTAAATGTTGGTAATATTGTAGTTAAAATAGCTCCAGTAGGTATTTTTTCACTTAATACTATAGCTCCAGTACCATCATTATTTGTACCAGAATTTCCACTTTGATTTCCAGTGCCACTAAAAGTAATAGTTCTAACAGTTGCAAATATATTTTGCTTCTGATTAATTAAAATAGTTGAACTTGCTGGAACTAACTTGTTATCGTAATCAAATATTTTTCCAGTTGGTGCAGTAAATTCAATTACAGCTCCAACCTTAAATAAGTCATTAAAATTTGAATCTGTTGTACTAATAACTGTTCCAGATGTATTATTTAAGTAACCACTTCCTGCATTACTATCTGCTAATACCAATTTCCATGAAATACTGTTTGTGTTTAAAATAACTGGACTATAGTATTCATAAAAGAATGATAACATACTATTACTAGCAACCGACGGAACAACTTGATTATTTATTGCGTTAACTATATCGTTGCCTGAAGTAAAACTGAAGCTATTAAGAATAACAGTATCATCTTTAAAAATATATCCATCGTCGGCTACTATGTTTGTATTACTATATCTTCCAGTTGAATCAATTACATCTAGATATCTGCTTATACCACTACTAGTTCTGTTTACGCTCTTAATTTTTAAGATGTTATTATATTTAGAAAATGGAAAGCTATTGTAGTCTTGACCGTTAACCATTCTATTCTGTGTGTAATAATTTTGTGGTGCTTTTAATTTAATTTGGTCTAAATTTTCTTTAGTTGCACTATTTGCAACAGTATACTTTAGACTAGCAGTGACAGTTAATAATTGTGTACGACCTGTCTTACTAACATAAGGAATAGTAATATTAATATTATTCATTTCAGCAGGAGATATTCTATAATTAACTCCATTACTAACTCGATAATAACAAATAAAGTCACCTACAGGAATATTACTAAAAACACCATCTCCAAATATTATACTTGCTTTGTCGTCAATTTGACTAGTTACTGAAAATATATTTTTTTGTGTAGCTGCAAATGAATTATAGTTGATATTAGATCCTGCAACATTATCAACTTTTAACCATTCAGTTAATGAACCATTACTATTAATTTGAAAAAACCAAACATCATCATTATTAATTCCTTCTGATGATAAGTTAATAATTCTATTTGGCAAACTTTCAGTTACTGAAAACTTTTCAAATAATAAAGAACCTTGTTTAAAAAATAAGAAATAACCAGTATTGTTACTTGAATACCCTTGTTGATCTTCTCTAAACAATAAGTTAAATGTTGATTTGTTACTTGGACTTTGTTCATACAGAAAACTTTGATTCAATGAAGTTGTATTTACTGCTTCAAAGTTCATACTTCTATTTTGAATAGTTGAAGAATAACCAAAAGGTACACCAGTTCCACTAGGCAAATCAATGGAATATTCGTCAGTTTTTATTCCATCTAATATAGCACTGTTTCCAGGATTACCAACTTTTTGACTACTTGAAATTACTGCATTTAGCACAGTGTTCCATTGTTCTAGCCAATTTGGATTATTTAAATCACTCCACTTAATTGCTGCATTTGATAAGTTATTATTTAATACATCTCTAACCACTTCATCAGTACTAACACTTAAAACTTTCAAATATCCTTTTGATGGTAAATTTCTTTTGCCTTCATAACTTACTAATCGTGCTAATCGTAGTATGTTATCACGACGTTTAGCTGTTTCCATAAAGCTTTCTCTGGCATTTAAATCCATACGAAAACTCAATGATTGACCCATAAAAGCAATAACATCAATGAGTGCAACATATTCACTTGAATTAATGTAGTCGTTAAAATTTTCAGGGTGATACAACTGTAGATAATCAATCATACTCTTACGTATGGTTTCATAATCATAACTCTTAAAGTCAGCATCTCTAAAATTTTGATATATATCTTGCCAGTCTTGGATACCAAAAAGATTTTGTTTGCGTTGTTGTTGGCTCATATCATATATATTTATGCCAATGAAAATACTGGTTTTTGTTACATCAATGAAGCAGTTGAAGAACCTGATTTAAACATTAATGCCATGGTATCAATTTGATTAGTTGCAGTATAACTAATTTCAATGTTCATTGAGACATCATTGTTATTAGATGATATTACCATTGATTCGAATTTTACTCTTGGATCATTGTTTATTATGCGTCTAAATTCATCTTGTAAAGTTGTTTGTAATGCATCAGTAAAAGGATCAAATATTACATTCCAAACTGATGTTCCTTCATATGGCTGCATAACTCTTTCTCCTCTACTAGTATTAATACTATTTAGAAGATCTTGTTTGATTAAATTATAATCAGTTAGTTTGAAGCTTTTCTGAGAGAATTGATTAACAGTACTAAATCCTGTATATGTCATGTAATTATTTACCTATGGTGCTGTTACGGGCGGAGGTGCAGCTTCTTCAGCCCCTGGAGTTGCTCCCATTTCGCCTTCCTCTCCCATTCCGCCTTCCTCTGATTCAGGTTCTAATCCTTCTAAATCAGTATCAATTCCACCAGCACTAACTCCTACATTTCGTAAGTTAGTGTCAGATTCGTATGTGTCTTCATCTTTTTTAGGATTTTCATTACGCCACAGCTGACTATTTTTTAGAATTTCGTCTTCAGTTAAGCCAAGATAACGTTCAAGTAAAAACTGTTTAGATAAGTAAGAGAATTGATCAAGTTGTGTAAATCCCTGAATCTTTGCAGAATCAAGTTCACTTTGTCTATAACTAGCAAAATTTTGTGGCTCGTTAAACTTAATATCAAACATTCCACTGTCAATATTTAATCCACGCCATTTTAAGAAAGTCTTAAATTCTGTATTTAATGAACTACATACTAATAATTGAAGACGTTTACAATATTGATTAAATCTATGCTCTTGTATTAATGCTGTTCCAACCTTGCCATCTGAATGAACTGCTGCTGAATCTTCAGATGTAGTAGGTAGATAACTACTTGGAATTCTTAGTCCTCTAAACATTTTATTAGTGAAAAATTTCAAATCAGCAATATCATTTAAATTTTGACCACCAGGTAATGTTTCAACACTTGAACCTTTGCCGTCTCTACCAATTGGAAAATAATAATCTTCATTTACGCCTAATGTTTGATATGAAGAATCTACGAATGATGAGTTGAAGGTATATATACCTTGCTCAATTGCAAATGTATGAAAATTATGTAATTCTTCATGTCCATCAACTGTAATTGTGCCAACTTCAATTGGTTCGTCTAACCATTCAATGGACAGAACTTTATGATTGTATTGATCTAATTTTTGTTTAAAGTCTGTCCAATGTTTATATCCATTGGATTTGATACAAGTTAACAATGTTGTCGGTGCAAAATAATTAACATTTCCTCGACAACCAGATTTCAAATGTTCATTAATTTTTGCATAATGAGCCATAAAAACAAAATTTGAATTTAATTTTTCAATAATTTTTTTCTTATTTCCATTACAATTTTTTGTTTCTTTTACAACTTCTGATAACAATACATTATCCCAATTAAGAGACAAAGTTTTCTTTCTAATAGGTTGATTTAATGACTTTTTGAATTTTCTCCAAGTGGAGAAGCCATTGGTTTTAAGTAGATTTCTTAATGTTCCAGAAGAAAATACTTCTAATTGTAAATGTGAAATTGTTTTAGATTTTTGTTGGTTTAGTTCAACATACTTTTTCATGAATTCATCATTTTGACTTAATAATATACAGGTATCGAGCCAATTTGATTCATTTTCTAATACAGTATTTTTCACTATTTCAAATAAACTATCTGACCATTCTAACTTTTGATTCCTCCAAGGACTTTTAGATTCGAGTTTTATATTTTGTAACCATATATTTTTTAGTGTCTGATATTTTTCTGGTTCTTCGAATTTTAACTTATTTAATCTATTTTTGTTTGCATTACCTATTTTAGTTGCAGTTTCATTTTTCTTCTCTTCTGACCATTGTGAAATTGTGAATTTTCTTCTTTCTGCAATTTCATTTTTCTGCTCAGGTGTAAGGTTTTTCCAAAATGAATTGCTACTATCTGAATGTAGCATAAAATGATCAGCACCATACATAAATACCAAATTATCTGGACTATTATTATACTTATTAAAGTCTTTATGGTGTATAACTCTCTTCTGTTCATTTTCAAACTTTTGTAAAAATACTAAGTTTTGTTCAGTGCTTCTTTCTTTAAAATAGTTAGCTACTATCCGATGAGTAAATTTCCAAGATTTAGTTGAATGATCAAATACTTGTTGATATTGTGGATTATGTGAATTATTTTCTTTTTCTTCATTAATAGAATGCAATCTAGTATTAAAGCTAATTAAGCTATCAACCAATGGTTCTATATCTTTAGCTTCTACTTTACCTTTTCCAATAATTGGAAATTTATGTTCGGGTGTACAAATTATTGATTCACCATTATCTAATGTAACTTTTATAACTTTAGCCGATTGTTGAGTAACACCAGCCCAAGTAATTTTTCCAGGAACAGCTTCACCTGTAACAGGATTACAAGAATAAATCCAATTTTCTTTTCCTTGTTCAAAATCTTTACTTAATTCTAGTAATGTAGGTTTTCTTCCATCTAATAGTGGAATTTTTGTATCCATTGCAAAACAGCCACCACCACTAGCAGATGGAATTCTGCGTTGATGAATTTCATTTTTAATACGTTCAACGAATGCCATCGCTAAATGACTTGGCATATCACCAACATCTATTTTAAAAATTCTACGTTCTGGTGCCCTTTGTATTCTATAAATAATAATTGCATCTTCAATGAGTTCTTTTTGTTTAAAGACTTTGTAAATATTTTCTAAAATGCTAGTACCAAATGGCCAACAAGTATCTAACCCTTCTGTTAAGCTTAAATGTACTATATGTTGAGCTTCAATTGCTATTTCTTTAAGACCATGTGAAAATCTACTAACAGTATGCGAGTCTGTTGGTGTTGAATATTTAACTGATCCACCTGCTGCAATATTAGTAGAATTATAAAGTGTTTCTGCTGTTACTTGATTAACTGATAAATTTTCAAAATTAGGATTTATATTTCTAATAATGTACTGTTCAGGTACTTTACCTTCACTTTCATTAACAATAATTTTAATAACATCAATCATATCAACCCAAAATAACTTAAATGTTTCTGGGTCACGTATGAAAACTTGATCTCCGTATTTTAATACATTTCTAAAAATTTTGAAAAGTCGTCTGTCAAATTGATTTAAACTGCACCAAGCATCGAGCTGTTTCTTAATTATTGAAATTTCAGTTTCTGTTGGTTTATCTTTAAAAGATATATCAAATGGTGTATCGTTTTGTTCACTATTTTGTGTACAAAATTCACTTATAATATCTAGAGCTGCACCTACTTCTGCATCTGTTACCATATTATTTAATGAGGTATAACGATCAATACGATTTGGGTGACCCAAATATACCTCTGGCAAAATACTGGAAAAATTGTTGTATTTCATTGATCCAGAACCTTTATTTTGACCACCACTAATAGGGCTCATCGTACCCGAGTTCGCTAATTTAAAATATTTGTGCCAGGACATATAACTATTTACCTTAAACTGTATTCTTAACTACCTTTCCTAAGTTCCTGTTTGACAATTCAATTGCTTCTTTAATTTCATCTAAAATACTTGATAATTCATTAACTCCATTATTAAATGCTTCAACAATTTTCATTGAAGATTTATCTTCAACTGGTTTTTGTGGTATAACTACTGGGACTTCTGTTGATTTAGGCACTGATTCTTCAGACTTACTTGTCTTTGTTTTCAATAAATCAGTTAAAATAGTAGTAAAGTTTTTTGCAGTTCTAGTTTGTACGTCTGTAAATAAAAACTTCATTTGATCTGGAGTAACTATACTTTCAAGTCCATGAGCAGTTAGAGGTGTTCCGGCACCAAAGTTTTCAAACAGTTTGCTAGTTTTTCCAATTGATCCAGTTTCTCTTTCTAACTCTAGATGCATATGCCCTCCAGTTTCACCCTTGCTAGGATGGGCATATTCGTTGAGTATTTTTACTGGAATACCTCCGGACGCACCACGTAATTTTTGTTGGATCCACTTATCACCTTGTTCAGATTTTAAAAAGTCGATCCAACTTTTATTTCCGTTACCGTCAATACTTTTAAATTCTTTAAATTCTGATAATTCTTCATCTTTATTTACAACAAAATCAAATGCTTTACCTAATCTGTGTTTACTTCCTTCATGACCTTTCCTTTGATGAAACTCATCATTAAATGCAGAGAATTGGCCCAATCCTTTAGGCAGTAGTTTAGCTATATTAATTAAGTTTTGATCTATTGTGCCACCTGCAACTGCTTGATATCCCCGAATAGAATTATTATGACCAACTAATTCATTTACTTGTTTAAATCTTTCAGCTACATCTTGACGTTTACTACCTGTATTAACTCCAGTAGCAGCTTTACTTGGTGTAGTTTCTGTAGCACCTGGCACCAATGGAGCATTAAGTTCTTTTCTCAATGTTTCAAAAGTTTTAGTAACTAAAACTAATTCAGCTTGTAATTTTTTAACTGATTCTTTTTCTTTGTTTATGATATTTTGCTTATCTTCAGCAGAATCATGTGCATGTTTAGCAACAGCAACACGCCATTCAGATAAAGTTTGTTTTTCTGCACGACTTATACTTTCATCCTTACTACGTATTGTTCTGGATATTTTATTTTTTTGTTCTTGGGCATTTTCAAATGCTGTTTGTTTTTCTGAATCAGTTGAGGTACCTTGTCTCTTTTGTAAGTCTTCTATTTTCTTTTGATTATATTCAACATCACGACGTAATTGAACAGATACTGCATCATTACCTAATCCATTATATCTAGATCCACTAGATTTTCGAACTTCATTCATTACATTTTGATATTCGGCTGGTGAAGCGAATTTAATTTTTCTTTGTTGTTCTTCAGCCCAACTATTTTGAGATTTATATTTTTCAATCTGTTTTTGAACTGGACCTTTTTCTTTTAATGTATTATTAAGCTCTTGTATGTGTGTAATTAACTTACCTGTTTCTTCAGTTGATTTTTCAAATGCTTTTGTATCTAGTTTAGCAGTTACTTCATTCGTCTTTGTATTTTTATCAAAAGTAACAAATTGTTTAACTTTATCAAATGCTTCATTACTTGCTTTTTGAGAGGCTTCAGCAGCACTTAATATAGCTTGCTTTGCTGCTTTATCTTCTGGTGATGCTTCACTAAGTTTATTTTGAGCATCTATTACTGCTTTATCAGCTATTAACTTTTCGTTTGCTAATCTAATACCATCAGACATAGCATATTGTTGCTGCTTAGACAAATTATTCAATTCTTGTTGTGATTTAATTTTATCAATCTGTAATATTTCTGATTTTTTAGCTGCATCATTTAATGACTTTTGTAAATTAACTGCTTCTAATTTTGTATTGTATTCATCTTGTGAATATACACCTAACATCTTCATTATGTTTAAAACTACTACTTCTCCAACATAACTTAACATGTCTATCATTCTATTTTGTATATCATCTGACGAAATAGTCATCAATGCAGTTCCAATATCGCTTGCTACTTTGATAATGTAAGTACCAAATTCTGTTATTTTTTTAATAAGAAAATCTTGATTACTAGCTATCCAATTAACAAACTTTTCTAACATTGGTGTAAATTTTTCTAGCATTGGAACTAAGATTTTAGTTATTACACTATCTCTTAAATTCATAACCATTTCTTCAAAACGTTTAAGTGATGATACAATTCGCTCTCGGCCGTGTTGTTCATCTCTGGCTTTTTGAATAGCTGTCATAAATGCTTCTTTATTTAATGTTTTATCAGCATTTAAAAATCCTTTGCCACTTTGGTATATTTCAGTAAATATTTTATTTAATTCTGCTGCGGTACCCGATATACCTAATGCTCCAGCAATTAATTGAGCATCAAATTTATTACCAGCTCGCAATGCTTTATCTAAAGCATCTGCTTGTTGTGAATCTAATCTTTTGGTAAAATCAATTTGTGATTCACTAGCATTATATATATTTTTAGATAAATTACTAACAGATCTTGCAGCATCTGGCATAGTAACAGTAAACATACGACCAGCAGTTGTTAATGCAGAACTCATCCCTAACAAGTTAGCTTTAAATACATCAGCACCGCCTTCACCTAAGGTAGCAGTTGTTCTAGTCAAAGCTTCAACTGTCCTGGACTGTTCTTCTGCTGACATTGTTGCTAATTTTCGTTGATACGCAGCATCTAATAATTGTCTTTTAGCTATTTCTTCTTGGCTCTTTCTACTTTTGCCAGTAAGTTTAGCCATTAAATCAAATTCAATCATCAATCCTTTGGCTGCTTTGGCTGTTACAGCATCACTATCTCCTCTTACTGCTGCACCAGTACCTAATATTCCCATAGCAGAAGCTAATTCATCATTGAAAGCTTCAGTGGTGTAACCCATATTTCTAAATTCTTCACGTAATATCTTACTCGCAGCCGCAAATTTTAATGCTCCAGTAGTAACTGTACCAAAATTAGCAAAATTTTCTGTATTTGATCTAACTACATTTGCAAATTGTTCTAAAGTGCCTCCAGCTCGATTTGCACTTTGTTTAAGTAACATCAAATTTTGATTAAAAGAAGCTCCACTAGATGATAAGTTAGCTTGAGTATCTGATAAATCTTCTAGATGTTTAACTACCGAACCAACTATACCTATTAACCCACCTAAAACTCCGCCAATAATTGGAATATTTGAAGTAAATTCAGCTAATCCATTTATAAAAGCACTTAGTTTATTTTCACCATCTAAAAATTGCATTGTAAATTTAATGCTAGAAGCAATCATTCCGCCAATTGATGTTATTACTGATCCAATTATTGCTAATAATCCTTTAAATGCTGCCCCAACTAAATTAGTTATTATTGCAGTAGCTACAGCACCTTTTCCTAAAACTTTAAATGATGTCATCAAGCCAGACGCTGTTGATTCTAATTTAGATATCCAACTAAGACTACCTCCCATAGCAGTGTTAGCAGTTACTAAATTTTTAAAAAATCCTGCTTGTGCTGCACCGATACTAGCACTTGCAATACTTGCTGTTCCAATACCAGCAGTACTTAATGCTGGAGTTGTAGGAATCTTAGAAGTAGATTTACTTGTCATCCTTGAAGTTCTAGTTGGAGACATAGATTTAGTTCCAACTGCTATTGCAGTTGAATGTAATGCACTAATTAAAGCAGAATTTGATGTTTGTAATGTTGCAGAGGCTGAACATATAACATTTCCCAATTTTAAATTAGATGCTTGTAATGCATTAATAGAAGCAGCATTTATAGAAGAAGTACCTGTTGTTGGAGTGGCAGATGCCTGCTTATTAGCTGGAGGAGGTGTAGAAAATCTCTTAGAACTTTCCATCAAAGAATCACACGCTTTATTGAATCTATTTAACGAATTACTAAATTTACCTAGAGCTTTATCTATTTCAGCTTCAAGAAGATCAAGTCTGAATATCTTAGCCAATTGATCTGCATTTTCAACAGTTAATGTAGCACCCGAGATTATATCACCTTCTAGCCTAATTTTTACATCTGCCATTTTTTGAGCCCTTTTTTATCCGTATAAATACTACGAGTACATTATATATTTATCATGAATAAAACCAACCCATTACAACAATTTTTCAGAAAACCAAAATTTACTATATTATTACCAAGTAGAGGAAAATGGTATCCAAAAAATACAATTAGTTCTACTAATGGTGAAGTAGAAATATATGCAATGACGGCTTCTGATGACACAAGATTCAAAACAAGTGAAATATTATTAAGTAGTCAAGCAACATACGACCTTATTAAGAGTTGTGTACCTGCTTTAAAAGATCCTGAACAAATTCCAATTGTTGACTTAGATGTCATTATGATGAGTATTAGACGTGCAAGTCAAGGTGACCAAATTAAGTATAATGTTTCTATCCCTGGTACAGATAAGTTTCAAGATATAAATTTAAGTATAGAACAGCTTGTTAAAGATTTTCCAAATGCAGAAGCTATTTGGGATGAAGAACTTAACATATCTAACGAGTCTGGTAATACATTACATTTACTTATTAAGCCTATCAATTTACGAACACTATTCTTGGCTACAAAGCAAATTATAAAACAGCAACAATTAGCATCTGATATAACAACCAGCTCTTCATCTAACGACGAAAAAATAAATGAATTAGATACTCAAATGAAAAGCTTAGGTAACATATCAGTTAATATGATTGGTGATAGTATTAGAAAAGTATCAACTGATGAATTTACAACAGAAAATTCAAATGAAATCAAGCAATTTATAGCAATGATTGATTTAGAATATTTTAGATCTATTCAAGCTCACGTTGATGCACAAAAAGAAAAGCTAACATTTAAAACTCAAACAGTATATGCTACACCTGAACAAGAATTAATTGGAGCTCCTAAGAGTTGGGAAGTGCCAATCAACTTTAACTTATCAACCTTTTTCGAGTAATCTATGGCAGACAATCCACTTAAAGCATATTTTAGACAACCATCATTATATCTAAGACTACCAAGTAATGGTAGATGGTGGCCCGATGGAAGTCTTAGTCTTCCAATATCTGGTGAATTACCAGTAATGAGTATGACGGCTGCTGATGAAATTTTGTTACAGACTCCTGAAGCATTAATGAGTGGAGAAGCTACAGTTAGTTTAGTACAAAATTGTATTGTAGGTATTAATGATGCGTGGGGTATTCCAAGCATTGATATAGAATCAATACTTATAGCTATACGGATTGCAAGTATGGGCGAAAAAATGTCCATAGAAGCAACATGTAGAAAATGTAAAGAAGTTAGTCATTATGATATAGATTTGAAAGATCATCTTTCAAAATTTAATTCAAATTTATGGAATGAGAAACTTGTAATTGGAGATTTATCATTTACTTTCAAACCGTGCTCTTTTAAACAACAATGTGATCATCAGTTAAAATTATTTCAATATCAGAAACAATCTAAACAGATAAATGATGTTAAAGATCCAGATGAAAAAGAGCATATTACAAATACTATTATAAACGAGTTACAGCAATTAGAAGTGTTATTTATTATCAATACTATTAATAATATTGCTGTTAAGGGTCAATTAGTAACTGAAAGAGATTTCATACATGAGTTTGTAGTTAATGCTGATAAGTCAACTGGTGATAAACTCAAAATGCATACTGCTAAACTCAAAGAAGCAACTAAATGTAATAAGTTAGAACTTATGTGTGAAAGTTGTAGGGAAGAATTTAAAACAGAATTTAGTCTAGAGTATACAAGTTTTTTTTCTCTAAGCTTCTAGCATCGAATACTTCTGAAGAAACACAGAAGTTACTTGATAATATGGAGCACAACATTAAAGTAATTAAGAAAGAAATTTATACATTATGTTGGTTTTTACGTGGCGGTATTTCATTGACTGAAATGTATCAGCTAAGTGAAAAAGACAGAGAAATTCTCAATGATATAGTAAAAAGCAATCTCGAAATAACAAGTAAAACACAACTTCCATATTTTTAAATTCGGAACTCAATTTCATAAAAAAATTTGTTTTTAATTCGCAAAAATTTAGATTCATTTTGCTTTTGTAGCTGTATGAGCGCAGCGAATGCAGCTACAGAAGCGAAGCGAATAGAAAAGAAAAACGAAGTGAAAGAAATGGATTTTCAGAGCTGAGTGAGTGTAACGAACGACTGCGAAGAAAATCTGATGTTCCATTATCGTTGCGACGAGCAACGCGAGTGCAACGACAGAGCGCAGCGAATATATAACTCACAAATTTTTTAGTACACACAAAATTTATTTTAGAAATATTCATTAATTTTATTTGTTCTATTATGTTTTTCATTTGTTATTATTTTCGTTCGCAATGCTCACTCAGTTAGTTACTGCCTTCACTTCGTTCTTGCAGTAACACATTTCGTTTAGTACAACTTCGTTTCGCATTCGCTCAACTCATTTGTACTAAACTCATTTTCGTTTCACTCGAAGTTCTTTTCTTATTATGTTTCTATTTGTTTAATATGATATTTAATTCATATTTTTCCTATTTCTAGAAAAAATAAAAATCAGCGACGTTATAACTTTTAATAACAAATTTGATTCATTTTTGTTTAGAACTATTTTATCGTAGGCGGTTGGCCTGTACCTACTCATTCTAATTTTTGCTAACAAAGTTAGCCCAGCGGTGCTTGATATTAGTTAACAAAAAAACTTATGTCAAGTGATGGTTGCTTTCTCTCATTTCCATCATCGTTATTTGTGTAATTCTACCTTCAATCCAAAATTAATAGACCTGCTATTAAGAATTCAAATTTTAAGTTATATATAATCATTTTACACACTACACCATAACCGTAAGTTCTTCCAAGTTTTCACTCAGTTCAATACGTATCTACTTCGAGTTCTTATCTCTTTTTGATAACCCGAGCTATGGCCAGTTGTTCGAGATGAACAACCCCTTTCTCATCCGCTTTCGATCCTCTTTAAGATTAGCTGCATTCAACCACTGTTAATGCTATCTGGATGAAGTAATATGTTACTACATTTTTATTGTGATTATAACCAATAAAAATGTGTTTATTTTAATATTTTATAAAGTTACCTCCCTAAAATTATTTATCATGATATTATTCACATTAGATTTTTTCATCTGCCCAAATTGGTTCAGCGATATTTTCAAAATCAATGAACCATTGCTCATTATTAGCAGTATGAATAACAACATAGTTGAACTCTGATAAATTTTTAATTTTTAGTGAAATTTTGATCTTTCCAATTTTTGATTTAATCTGTATATATTCTTCTTCAAATTTAACTTGTTTTGTGGAACGTATAATTTTTCTATACGTAGATACTTTGTTTAACTTTGCATACTTTGGCATTCTATTAAGTGAATTTTCTGGTAAATTATAACTCTGCCAAATAATTTCATCAATCCAGCTATCATCAAATAATTTACAAAGTTGATCCTTTTGTGAATTCGATGGAAAGATTTGATATCTATTTGTGGGAAGAAGAAAATGCACTTTTGAGAAATCAGTTTGTTTAATTTCTTTCTGTATTCTCCGTTCCTTCATATACAATAGTAACATGAAACAGTAACAAGTGTCAACTACTTTTCATCTGTGATTCTTCTAAAGTTTCCATTGGTGGAATAAATTTAACATTAGAACTAATACATCTATTAAAATATTTTGGTGTAACTCCATCTGCTAATCTAGTACGCAATACATCTTCATGAATTTGTACATTTATCTCAGCATAGTATAATGAAGCTCTAGTTTTATGTAGTGATTCAATAAAAAACTGATAGTTACTCATACCCTTAAGTTTAATTGCATTGTTGATATGCTCTGACGAGCTAGTGTAAGTCATCCAGTCTGAATCTTTCTTGATATGTTTCTTGTTAACCCTATTCTTAACTTTCTTTTTAAGAAGTTGATGAAACTGTTTCTTTCCGATATATTCTCGACCAGTATCTATTTCAATTATTCTATATATAAAGCCAAACCATTCGTCAGGGTTAAAGTCATGTGGGAAAGACCAGTGTCCAGTGTTCATACATATTATTTATCCTGGTGAAATTGTGAAAACCCATTTTCTTTAGTAACTACAACAGTACTATTTACTCTACTTGCTAATTCTTCTCTATGACTTACTAACCAAACACTTCTCTTTTTATCCCTAGACATATGCTTTAAGATGCCCATGGCATTTTCAACGCCAGCAGTATCAATTCCACTATCTAACATCTCATCTAAACTCAACAGATTAATTGGTTGATATAGGCTTTCCCATACATCCCTAAAACTCAAACTTAAACTTAAAATAGTTCTACTTGCTTCACCTCTTGATAGATTACCCCAATCTAGATCTCTGCCAAATTCAGTAATAGTGACAGATAAGTCATTTTGAAATACAACAGTGTGAGGTAATCCTAACTTATATAAGTAGTAGCTCAATCTAGAATTTAAAAATGTTAAATTTTGATTAATAATTTGTTTACGGATAAAACTATCTTTATTTGTTAGCAGCTTTAATAAGAAATCTTCGTGGTCTTGAATGCGTTTCAATCCATTCATAGTATCAAATTTTATCTCTTCTAAACCTTTAATATTCATATCTTCTATTTGTTCTGAATATGGGTCAATTTCTTGCTGTTTGAGCATTAACTGCTGCTTTAAATTTTCTAAGTTACTTTTGTGTTCAATAGCATCGTTGACATTATCATACCATGTTACAGTAGGTTTTTCAATAACTTTTAAGTTTAATATCTTCATATTAAATGTAACTATGTCGGCTTTTAAACTTGTTAGTGATGTTTGGGCAGAAGTTAATGATTGTTCTTTATCAACAATTTGATCTTGATGATTATGAACTGATTGACCACAAGCATAACACGTATTTTCGTTGAGTGAACTTATTTCTTTCTTAAGTTTTTCAATAGACTTTAAATCTTTTTGTAAATCAGACTTTTTTCGATCTAAATTACTATTTAACTCTTTAATTTCTTGTAGATAGCTATTATATTGTGCTTGATTTTTGTGATTTTGAATCTCTTCTGTTATGTTTATATTTGATAACTCATTTATTGCAATAGTTAAATTGCCTTCATCTTCTTTGTGTTTTGCAAGCCACATTTTTTGCCGACGCTTAGTACTATCGATTTGTTCCTGCAATCGTTTATTTGCATTTTGAACTGCTACGATTCTCATGTCTTCTTTACAGATAAGTTCCTTAGTAGTTTTCATCTGTTCACGTAACTTGTCAGCTTTTTCTGTTAGTAACGTAATCCCAAGTAACTGTTCAATAATAATACGTTGATCACCAACTGACATGTTCAGAAATGGCTCAGTATATGTATTAAGTAAGACAATATTCTTAAACATAATATGAGTCATACCAAGAAGTTTATTAATAACAAGTTGAGTTTCAGCACTGTCGCCCATTGATTGATCAACAGTTACTTGTTCAACTTCATCAATTAAAAATTTTAAAATGCCAGGCTTTCGTCCGCGCTCAATACGATATTTTTTACCATTAATTGAAAAATCGCATGTAACTAACATATTCTTAGCGTTTGTTTTGTTTATAAGATTATCTTTTTTGATTCCAGATAATGATTGTCCAAATAATGCATAAGAAATAGCTTGGAATAGAGAAGACTTACCGACGCCATTACGATTTCCAGAATCTTCACCTCCTAGATCAATATTTTCACCTAATACAAGTGTTAATTGATCTGTATCAAGTTGGACACTTTGTGTATTATTGCCGATAGAAAGAAAGTTTTTAATGGTAACGCTGTTAAGTTTTATCATAGTTTATAAATTTGAGTAAATGTTTGTTAAAATTTGTGAGTCATAGAATTCATTATTAATAGCTGAAATTTGATTATATACCATAGTATCTATATTTTCAAAAGGTATCGCTATTTCTCCGCTATCGGTCTGAAGATCTTGCTTTATAGGTATTAAATTAATTTCTCGCAAATTGTAGTTCTGTACAAATGTTTCTTTAATAAATGTAGCTTCTTCATATGATAAATCTACATCTAGTTTTAGACGTACATAACTTCGTGGTAACATATATTTTTCTGGAGCTTCAATAATATCGCTTATATTATGAACAATATATCTAGGAGCTTTATCCCACGAAAAATACTCTATTTCTTTACCCCATTCGAGTATAGTAATACCTCTGGCGTTATCTCCTGCATCGCCATAATTATGTGGAAACCAATTACCAATATAATTTATATTGGCTTGCTTTTGTCGCATATGAAAGTGGCCAGAAAATACTTGTTCTACTTTATTGAAATTATCTATAGTAAGTTCACCAACATCTGGCATTCTCACCATAGCATTCATTAAGAAGTTTGGTAATTCTAAGTGCCCAAACATATACTTTCCTTGTTGATTATATAGTTGTTTAAATTCGTCGCCAACTAACCAAGGCACTAAAACACAATTGCCAATATTTTCAATATTATTTATAATGTGAATATTTGGAATATTACGGGCCCACGCAACACTATTAATATTTCGTGATTCACGATAAAATATATCATGATTACCAAGTATCATGATAACTTTTTCGAATGCTCCACTTAATAGTTCCAGACCATTTAATGCATAGTCCATAGTTCTAACATTGATAGTTGCCCTATTATTAAAATAGTCACCTAGAAAAATACAAGTTTCACAACCTTGTTCTTTTGCCATTGTAATTGTCCATTTTATAAAATCGATACAATCTTGATTATGGGTGTCACTATTAGACTTCAATCCAAAGTGGCCATCACCGCAAATTAGGGCTTTCTTAAATAAGTTCATCAGTAATACTTATAGTATAACATGGTCACGGTGATTACTTCAAGTTAATAAGTAAATAATTATAAATAACACCAATTTGTGTTCTTAATTGGTATATTTTTTGTTGCATTTATAAATATTAATACGAATCATTGCACAAGGAGAATGTATGTCACGCAATTTTGAACGATTAATTAATTTTATTATTGAAAGTGATGAAAAGAATGCAGCAAAGCTTTTTCATCAAATTGTTGTTAGTAAGAGCAGAAAAATTTACGAATCTTTTGATACTTTAGAAAACACACTCGATGAAGTAGAACACGAAGAAGTAAATCCTGACATGTTAGAAGCACAGCCTGAAATGGGCGATGAAGATGGATTAGAAGCTGACGACGAATTTGTCAGCGATGACGAAGACGAATTTGCTTCTGACGAAGATGATTTTGCTTCAGACGATTTTGCAGACGAAGAAGACAATGCAGTTGAAGGCGAAGAAGAAGCAATTGAAAATCGAGTAGTTAATCTAGAAGATTCAGCAGAAGAACTAGAAATATCATTAGCTGACTTAAAAGCACAATTTGAAAAAATTATGTCAGAAAAAGAAGGCGAAGAAGGCGAACTAGAAGCTGATGAAGATGAACTAGAATCTGATGAAGATGAACTAGAATCTGATGAAGATGAACTAGAATCTGATGAAGATGAACTAGAATCTGATGAATCTGATGAATCTGATGAAGACGACGAAGAGCTAGACGAAAGCTTTATCCGTGAATACACCGAAAAGATTGGTGAACCTTACAAGAGTGGTAAAGGTATTGCATCAACTAAAGAAGAAGGCGTAAATTCCAAGAGTATTATTGCTAAGAAAAATGATATGGGTGGAACTGCAAAGAATTTGGTACAAGGTGGAGAAGCAAAGGGTCGCCCAGCGCCAACTACAAAGCCTTTAACAACTGACAAAATTCGCAATGCACAAGGTGGAGCAGGATCTAAATTGAATCCAGCACCGAAGGCAGTAAATAAAGAAATTGAAGGCACTAACAAGAAAGGTGTTTTAGAATCAAAAAAAGTTAACAAACCACTTACAAAGCCTGCAGTAAAGCCAAGTAAGAAAAAGAAGTAACAACTCTCCGCAATGACTTCGTTACTACGGGCTCTATATAATAAAATATATGGAGCCCAGTTTAAAGCGAAGAATAAGGAAAATAAATGAGAATTCCATTAAACGAATATATTACACACTCTAAAGCTAATATTGTGCTTTTAAATGAAGATTCTCCCAATGGCGGAAAAGACTTATACATGAAGGGTACTTTCATTGAAGGCGATATTAAAAATGCCAATGGAAGAGTTTATCCAAAACGTGAAATTGAAGTAGCTGTAAGTGCTTTACGAGAACAATTATCAAACGGCCTTAGTATTTTAGGAGAGATTGATCATCCAACAGATTTAAATATTAATTTAGATAGAGTAACTCATATGATTACTGAAATGTGGATGGAAGGATCTAAGGGTTGTGGTAAGTTAAAGATTATCCCAACGCCAATGGGAAATATTATTAAAGTAATGTTAGAAGCTGGTGTTAAATTAGGTGTAAGTAGTAGAGGGAGCGGAGAAGTAAATGAAAGTAGCGGTAACGTAAGTGGATTTGAAATAATCACTATTGATTGTGTAGCTCAACCGTCTGCTCCAAATGCATATCCAACACCAATTTACGAGAGTTTGATGAATTATAAGGGCGGATATAAGCTGTTTAATTTAAGTAAAGAAGCAGCTAACGACAAGAGAGTCCAACAATATTTAACGAATGAAGCAGTTGGATTTATTAAGTCACTGAAATTAAAGTAAGGAGATGCACCAAATGAATGACGCACTTAAAAATATGCTAGATAACGGTGTATTAACTGAGGACGCCAAGAGCGCTATTAATGAAGCTTGGGAAAAGCAGCTTAATGAAGCGCGGGAGTCAGTCAGAGTAGAAATTCGTGAAGAATTTGCGAATCGTTATGAGCACGATAAAAGTGTGATGGTAAAAGCATTAGATAAGATGGTAACTGAAACACTCAAAAAAGAGATTACAGAGTTTCAACAAGATAAGAAAACATTAACTGAACAAAGAATAAAGTTTGCGACTGAAATGAAGTCAAAAGGCTCAAATTTTGATAAGTTTTTGACAAAGCGATTGGCTGAAGAAATTTTAGAATTCCGTAAAGATCAAAAGTTAGTAAAGGAATCACAAAATAAGCTAGAAAATTTTGTGTTTGCTCAATTAGCTAAAGAAATTAAAGAATTCGCAACAGATAAACGAGAAGTAGTTGAAACAAAGGTTCGTCTCGTATCTGAAGCAAAATCGCAGTTGAATAATCTAAAGAAATCTTTTGTTGCTAGAAGTGGAAAAGCAATTAAAGAAGCGGTAACATCACATCTAAAGAAAGAACTATCACAGTTACGAGAAGATATTGATGTAGCGAAACGTAATAGTTTCGGACGTAAAATTTTTGAAGCATTCGCTAGTGAATTTAGTACTTCCCAACTAAATGAAAATGCTGAATTGCGTAAGTTAACAGGTATTATAACACAAACAAACGCAAAACTAGCTATGGCCCAGAAAGCTGTTAATGAAAAGCAAGCTGTTCTGGAAAGTCGTGAAAAACAAATTCGCAGCCTTAAAGAAAATAAAGAACGCGAAGGCGTAATGAATGAATTGCTAGGCACGCTCAATAAAGAGAAGAGGGTTGTAATGTCAGAACTTTTAGAGAGTGTTAAAACAAATAGCTTACGAAATGCTTTTGATAAGTATCTTCCCGCGGTACTAAATAACCGCCAGACACAAAAAGCATCAGTCTTAACAGAAAGTAAAAAAATAGTAACAGGCAACAAAACTGCTAACACAAACGAAGATAATATCATTGATATCAAACGGTTAGCTGGGCTTACAAATTAAGGAGATATTGATATGAGTACCATTTTACTAGAAGGTCGTTGGAATGATGCCAAAGACGCCCTGTTAGAAGGTCTACAGGGATCAAAGCGTAACAACATGAGTGTTATGCTAGAAAATACAAGAAAGCAATTAATGGAAAACGCTGCCACTGGTGCTACATCAGCTGGTAACATTGCTACACTTAGCAGAGTAATTCTGCCAGTTATTAGACGTGTTATGCCTACCGTTATTGCTAATGAATTAGTTGGTGTTCAACCAATGACAGGTCCTATCGGACAAATTCATACTTTACGTGTTCGTTATGCAGAATCTGCAAACAGTACAGCTGGTGCGCCATTTGATACTGATGTAATTGCTGGTGACGAAGCATTAAGTCCGTTTAAGATTGCAACAGCATACAGTGGATCACTTACAACTGGTAAAGCAGATTTCACTGGAGTAAAAGAAGGTGTTGCTGGTCGTAAATTAAACGTACAAATTTTGAAACAGATTGTAGAAGCCAAAACACGCAAACTAAGCGCACGTTGGACTTTTGAATCTGCTCAAGATTCACAAGCAATGCACGGAATTGATGTTGAAGCAGAAATTATGGCTGCTTTAGCTCAAGAAATTACCACAGAAATCGACCAAGAAATTCTAGGTAGTTTACGAGCATTAGCTGCAACAGAAGAAACATTCAACCAAAACAATGTTAGCGGTACTGCAACATTCGTTGGTGATGAACATGCCGCACTTGCTGTTCTAATCAATCGTGTTGCTAACAAGATTGCTCAACGCACAAGACGTGGGGCTGGCAACTGGGCAGTAGTAAGTCCTCAAGCATTAACAGTTCTCCAATCTGCTACAACTTCAGCATTTGCTCGCACAACTGAAGGCACATTTGAAGCTCCAACAAATACAAAGTTTGTTGGTACATTAAATGGCGCAATGAAAGTTTATGTTGATACATATGCATCAGACGATTCAAGCGTATTAGTTGGTTACAAGGGTGGAAGTGAGTCAGACGCAGCAGCTTTTTACTGTCCATATATTCCATTAATGAGTAGCGGTGTTGTACTTGATCCTGCTAGTTTTGAACCAGTAGTTTCTTTCATGACAAGATATGGTTATGTCGAATTAACCAACACTGCCAGTTCACTTGGCAACGCGGGAGATTACGTAGGTGAGATCGCAATGTCTCATATTTCGTTCATCTAAACTTATAATTACATTATAACATTAAAGCAGTTGAGAAATCAACTGCTTTTTTGTGACCACTTGAATTTTAACTTGCCACAATCCCATATACGATCAAATCCAAGTTCCTGCATTCGTTGCCACTCAGTTAAGTTACTTCCACTTTCTACTATTTTACTTTTAGTAAATTGTAATTTATGATAACGTTTATTATAATTTTCAACATAGCTTTGCATCGGAGGTACTTTACTTACTATATCAAATCCTAACTGTTTATATACATTTCCTTGGCTCCAACGTAAATCTGCAAAACTTATAACATGTAAAGGATTAATTTTTGATATAAAATATGAAAATATTTTACTTGCACCTCCTACTACTCTAATAGAAGAACTTGCACGTATTAGTTCGTATTCATTATTTGATTTATTTTTAAAACTCATTAATGAAACTAAATTATCTTTAAAAAATAAACCTATATTTATACCTAAAAATTTTGGACTTTCCTGAAGATGATATTTATTATGAAAATTAGTAGCTTCAACTTTACTTACTTCTTTAATAACACATTTTCTAGCAAAAAGTTTTTTGGTATTTTTTCCGATTATGTTTAACAATGTTTGTTTAACTTGGTCTTTCTTCAAATTCCATTCGTCACTGAAAATAGTTATTAGTCTGATATTTTTGTCTCTGCATAACTTATATTTCTTAGCATGATAATTCCAACTTTTTCCACTACTTAATTCACTGTGCCAATATAAACCGTTATACTCGATAGCTAATTTTAATTCTGGTAAGTAAATATCTAACTGAAATGGATTTATAATACTTTTATCGCCTTGGATCATTTGTCCGTTATATATAGTTTTAATATAATCAAAAATTTGTTGTTCTTCATTACTAACATATTTGAATTCTGTTGGATTACAGTTTTTACAAATTGGTGGAGATGCATATGTGAATTTTTTTTCAAATATATAATAACAATGAATACACTCAAATTTCATTAATGGGCAAGTAACTACACCATGATATTCTTTTTCAGTAAGTAATGCTTTTACTTCCCAATTATCATTAACCATTTGACAAAATTTTACATAATTTTTTTTATAAAGCTCAATTGGATCAAATAATTCTTTACGGGTTGAAACACTACGATCTTTAATTTCTTTATTTTTCATTGGATTATCAAATCCAAATTTTTCAATAAGGGTTGCTTTTATTTTTTCATTTACTCCAGTAATATGTCTGGCATTATTTACGCCATATTTTTCGTTTAATGTATTTTGTTGTGTTAATACTGCTTGTTTTGATTTTTCTTGATTGGCATAAAAGTCTAAATGCTTTTGCTTTGCTGTTATTGTTTGTCCTGCATTACTGACACCATATTTTTCAATATTTGTTTGTGCTCGTTTAATGTTAATTAATAATTGTTGTTCGTTTGATATTTCTTGTTTTCTGAGTATTACTAATTTTGATACATTATCAGATGCACATTTACATTTTCCTAACTTGTCACAAAACTTCCATCCACCTAAAAAACTATAATATTTTTTGATATTACCATTACAACACCTGGGATCACCATGAAAGATAATAGCAACTTTAAATTTTAACTCATAATCAATAAAAAAAGTATCAATTTGTTCATTAATCCAATTCATTAGTTCAATGTCTTTATTTACTAGCTTAGTCCATTGTTTAGGATTTTGATTATATAGTTCTAGAATTTTATCCTTCATATAGTTATTTATACATTTGAACCAGTTGTTATTACAATATAATTATAACATTAAAGCAGTTGAGAAATCAACTGCTTTTTTGTGACCACTTGAATTTTAATTTACCACAATCCCAAATACGATCAAATCCAAGCAATTCACACAATTCCTTTTCTGTTTTATCTTCAATATCAACATTATATCGTTTTTTAATTTTATCTTTTCTTAAATTAAATTTATGATCTCTTGTAACATAATCGGTATATTGATAATCAGGTTCAATTACATGATCTAATACAAATCCACTTGCAATATAACTTTTTCCGATACTCCAACGTAGATCAGCAATTGTTTCAATCTCAGTTATATTATAATTTTGAGATAAATGACTTATAAATTTGCTTAATAATCCTGGATAACTAGCTTGTTGATCAACTGACCATCGTGTAATTGCAATCGGATTAGTACCAATTTGAGACGTAGTAAGTATGCTTATTAAAGCATTATTGAAATATGCCCCTAAGGTAATTTTACTACTTAATACTGATCCTTGAATATGAGTATTTTCTAAAAATATATTAGCTTCAGATAAGTTTATGGCTTTAATTGTTAATTGCCTGGCACCAATTACTTTATTTGTTTTCTGAACTAAATGTCTAATATGATTTTTAATAATACTACTTTTATTAATCCATTCATCTTCCCAAATAGTAATCAATTGAAAGTTCTTTTCAACACAGTTTGAAAATTTCATATTATGATATTTTTTATCTTTCATTCCAGCTTTTTCACTGTGCCAATATAATCCATTAAATTCTATTGCTAAGTTGTATTCTGGTAAAACAAAATCTAATTCATATGGAGAAATGATTTTTCGATCATTTCTTAATACTGTTATTCCAAGTGTTAATAAAAACGTATAAACATCATCTTCAAGTAAACTTCTTGTTTGTTTGGGTAATATGGTTAATCCAAGACGGTGATGATAACTAACTATTAATTCTGGCCGTACTTTAAGTTGTTTACTTAATGTTTGTAGTCCATATGTAATTAATTTTTTTGATAACAAAGTTGGATCAGATAATACTAATAAGCTTTCAACAGGCAATCCAATTTGAGCTGGATTTGTAACTCCATAATTTTTCATTAAAGTTTCTGAACATTTTGCTAATATCTGAGGAACTTGATTTGGATGATTAACACCATAATTTATTTGCCAATAGTCTTGAATTTTTTGTTTTACTTCAGGAGTTTGGAAAGGATTTAACCCACTATTTTGTAATTTCCATGCAGATCTAGCTAACTGCATTTTATTCTTTTCACCATGATTCTTTTCGAATGTAGCTATTGTTTTGTCTAAAATAGCTTTATTCTGAAATGGTCTTTCAACCCCATACTTTTTTAAATTTGTATTTGATATCTTTTCTTGAATTTCTTTACTTTCAAAAGGAGTATCAGTACCATACTTTTCTTGACAAGTTTTTCGAGCTTTATCTTGCACATCTTTGTTATTAATAGCATTTTTAAAACCATATTTTAAAAAATTGGTTGCTTCTTTCTTTTCGACCATTTCTTTAAGTTTGGTAGGATTATCTTTCCACATCTTTTTAATAGTTTTTGAATGTATTTGGCCTTTAATTGGACAATTAAAACTACAAAATTTTCGATACCCTTTTATAAAAGTAGCAAATAATACTTTAGAACCACAATCACACAGAGGAGGTATAATGTTATTAGTAATACAAAATAAAGTTTCTGGTATATTATTTGTATGTAATTCAATTTGTTTTTCAGTTATCCAACTCATTAAATGAGGCCTATTTTGAATCCATCTTACATAACTCTTTGGATTTAACTCATTTATCATTTGTTGAATTTCTTCTTGTATTGTCATAAACTATATTCTCTTTACTATTTATATGATAGCATAAAAATATGACAATTTCAACTAATATTATAAATACTACTGTAGGAGATATTTTTATGGTTGCGCTATTTGTGTTACTGACATTTGTAAGTTTTATTACTATTGATTTTTTGCTACATAGAAGTAAATATAATTTTACATTAGCTGATAGAATTATAGCTGGAATTGATATGCCATATGATTTACTTTATCATAGCAGTCATGTCTGTGTTAAAATAATATCAGATATCAAAGTACAACTTACTTTAGATAATTTTGCAAAAAGTTTATTGTGCGACGCTAATAAGTTTGAAATTGTCGGTGATGTACTTAATGTAGAAATTCCTCAAGGTACTATTAATATTAAATTACCAATAACTGGTCAAGTTACATCTACTTCAGAAGGTGGTATATTTGAAATGTCTAATATACAAGGATTAAAAAATTTATTATTTGGATATAAAGCTGAAAATATGATGGAACAATCAGTTAATACACTAGTAGGTGTAGGAACAATGGCTGACGGTGGACTATTATTACCAACTACAGGCAGACAACTTACACTAGAAGAAATACAAAGATATTTTGATAAATAATTATATGATACTAAACGAAATTTTTGAAATAGCTTCAGTTGGATTTACTAGTACAGAAGATGATAATAGTATTCCAAAATTATCTGATGTTAGAAAAACACGATTAAGGTTAGATCAAATTAATAAGCTTCGAATAATGAATGATGTACGTAGATTAGAAGACGAAAAACGACTTGCAGATGTGTCCAGACAGTACCGAAAAACTGAATAATATGCCTTTTACATGTAATTTTACAGCTGAAACTTTAGCACTAATGCTTCCCCGTAATGCAAATTGTACAGAATGGTTTTTCTATTTGGACCAAATAATTCCTGACTTCAATATAATTACTGAACAAAGAATTGCTGCATTTATTTCACAATGTTCTTATGAAAGTGGACAATTTTTATCACTTGAAGAAAATCTTAATTACACATCACAACGTCTTGTAGAAGTATTTCCTAGATATTTTCCAACTCTTGAATCAGCTGAACCATTTGCTCACCAACCCGAATTATTAGCTAATAAAGTGTATGGTAATAGACTAGGAAATGGAGATGAAACTTCTGGTCAAGGTTATATGTTTAGGGGACGTGGCATTATTCAACTTACTGGCAGAGCAAATTATTATCAATGTAGTTTAGATTTATACGATAATGATTCTTTACTTCTAGACCCAGACAAATTGTTAACTATTCCGGGTGCTATTTACGCAGGAGTTTGGTTTTGGTTTAAAAATAAAATCAATGATATAGCTGATACAGGTAATATTAGTCATATTACACAAACTATAAGTGGAAGCACTAATACCTTACCTCAGAGACTTGCACTTTATAATAAGTGTTTAGGTATTATTGGTTAATACTCATCTTTAAAAAATCTTCTAGTGTGTACATTTTTAATATTTCGTACAGTCTCAGAATTTATTTTATATCTAAGTGAAAGTTCATCTAAGGATAAGTTACTATTGTAAATATCAACAGTATCTTGATTGGTTAATTTATATTTTTTAACAGATCCAGCGACACCTAAATCTTTTGTAATACTTTTATATGTGTATTTAGACTTTATACTTTTAACCCGCTTCCAAGATACACCATATGTTTTAAGAAAATAAGAATAACTTCCTACTTCTAAAAAAATTTTCTTGACAATATCTTCATTAAGTGCAACATATCCACTTAGTGGAGCACCAGGTAATACATTTAGATCTTTTGTAATACTCTTATGGTAAATCTTCTTCTTAATTCCTAAAATAAAACTAGTGGTTACATTATACAATACTGATAACTGTTTTGGTGTTTCAGTAGAATGATATATTTCTAATACTTGTACTTCGTTTATCATTTACTGTTATTTAGCATATTCTTTGATAATTATCTGAATTAGATAAATATTATTGTTAAATGAGTTTAACATAAGGAGATTAATAACATGGGTAGACCTCTCGGAAAAAAATATTTTGGTAATAGAAATACTAGTGGAATTGGTGGTACTGGTGTAGCAAGTGTAGCAGTTTCAGTTGGTGGAACTTATAGCAATGCTGGCAATGTAACTATGCCAACAGCAACATTTGGAGCTCCACAATTACCAGGTGGTGTAAATGCAAATGCAAGCTTAAAATTAGGTGGTCTAACAGCCGCAGTAATTTCTTCAGGTACAGGAACAGCAGCTCAAGATTATGCACCAGGAGATGTCTTAACATTAGCTGGTGGAACAGGAACAGCAGGAACTTTTACAGTATCAAATGTTAATGTTAGAACTGCAACACTTGGTGCAACAGGGTCGCTTTATCAAACAGGTGATAATTTAGTTTTCAGTGGAACAGGATGGACATCAAATGCTGTTGTTACTGTATCCACTTTAGGTGCAGGTAATGGTGTTGCTACTTTTACTGTAGCTGCTCATGGTGTTTGGGGGAATGCAACTCCCCCAATAGGTCCAGTACTTGCTACATCAACAACTAGCGTTGCTGGTACAGCCGCTTCATTTAACTTTGGATTTGGCATTAATGCAGTTACATTAGGAACAGCTGGATCTTATTCAGCTCTACCGGCTAATCCAAATACACCAACCACAAATAGTGCAACTGGCACTGGTGGAACATTAAATGTTCAATACACAATTAATGGCGTTGTTGTTACAGGGGCTGGTCTTGGATATTCTGCAACTCCAACACTAACTCCTAGTTCAGCTGGTCAAGGTGCAAATCCAGTTTTTGTAGTAACACCAACAGTAAATGCTACTCCAACATTCAATGTTAGTGCAAATATTACAGGTGTTGGTTCTAAAGTTGGTGATATTGTAAAGCAAGAAAGTAACATTCTTTTTGTAATTACAACAGCTGACGGAACAGGTAAGTGCTTATTAGTAGCTACTGCTCCTAATTTACTTGAATGCAGACTAACATTAGTTGATAGTATTGGTGGAACATATTATGCTAATAAAATTAGTGGTAGAACTTGCACAGTAACTCGTGGTACCGGTACACAATTTGCAACAGGTGATAAGGTTGCATGGAATGTAACTGGTGCAGTATTAAAACAAAGTCTTATGGTTAATACTGTAGGATAGGTTGATATAAATCATAACTTCTGTTATACTTAAAGAGTTAAACATAGTGTAGTAAACCTTCCAGGGTAAGTACAAATTTTGTACTTACCCTATTTTTATTTAATCGGATAAATAATTGTATGCGATTAAACGAAATAGAAAATAAATCAACTCCAAATTGGGTAAGATATACTGACCAAAGTTTGATTGATGACTTCAAAGAATATAAGGGTAAAGAATTATCAAAATGGAAGTCACGTGCCCAACAAGTTGGTTTTAGATTTCCTATATTTTAAGACATAAACAGTTTTAAACAAGCACTAGATTCAGCAAAAGTTGTTGATAATAGTTCATTAACTAGAGTTGGAAATAGAACAGCAAATAATAGTATTGAAGATATAGAAAGTATGGTAAGTGGATATCACATACCTAGAGATGTACAACGAATCGTAGACGGCATGAAATCAGGCGCTACATTGCCAATGCCTATCGTACTCAAAGGATCTGATGGATTGTTTATAATGGCTGGAAATACAAGACAGGCAGTTGCTCGAGTATTAAAAGTTCCATGCAAAGTATTATTAGTTGATGTTACAAATAAAGTGTTATCAATTACCGAAGAGTAAAGACGAGTTGTCCACAATCCCAAAGACGATAATATCCATTAATCTTCATATTATCTGATTCTGTTAACGTTGGGTCAAATATTTTTAATATCTTAGATAATTTGTGTTTCTGAAATTTTTCGCGCGATCCCATAAGTTTTCCACCAAGTACATATTCGTAATTTGGTGTTGTTATTCTTTCAAACTTCATACCAATTAGAGAATACATATTTCCTGAAGACCATCGTCTATTACAATAACTTATTAACGTTTCATTATTACTCATATAATTAATTTTGAAATATTTGAGTAACTTGCTTGCTCCGCCAACTACAGCAAAATTTAGTTTACTAGCTAAACGTAATAGTTCATAAGAATATTTTTTATTGTACCGACTTTTTCCAAAACTAGCACACATCATAAGTTCATTATCTTCATTAACAAGTCCTATATTAATACTACTGTTACAATCATTTTGTAGATGATTTTCAGTAAAAAATCGTTTCTTTTGATCAGAAGATACTTGTATAATCTTTAACTTTCTTGCATAAATTCTAGTATTAAGTCCAAGTAGATGATTTATCTTATCAACTACTTTGTTAAAGTTATTGTTAATTTCTAAGTCCCAGAAATGTAATAGTTTGTAACCAGTTTTTTCTACTGAAATAGTTTTATTTCTATGAAAAAATTTATCTGATTTAAATTCTTCAGAATGAAAATATACACCATCTATTTCTACAGCTACTTTATGATCAGGAAATATTATATCTAATTCAAGAGGATAAATAATTTTTCTATTACGTGTTTCGATGTTTATATTTCTAGCTGTATAGTAGTATAATAATCTTCGTTCTTGTGAACTATGCCAATGATACTTAACTTCTATATCCATTTTATTAAAATACTTTCCTAATGTAGACGAACTAATATCACCCATAGCAGTTGCTATTTCATGGACAGCAAGAGTACTTTGTTGAGTTTTAAGCCAATTTAGGTCAGATAGTTTTAATAAAGTTTCTTCTGAATAATAATTTTCTTTTCTTGTCTTACTACGTTTAACTAAAATTTCTTTATTTTGGTTTGGATTTTCAACTCCATACTTAATTAAGTTTGTTTGTTTTGTTTTTTCTAAAATTTCTGAAGATTGAAGTGGATATTCAGCACCATATTTTTCCACCATAGTTTGTCTGACTATTTTTTCATTTGGCGGGTGATGTAAAGAACAAGTAACTCCATATCTTTCCATACATGTATTTTTATTTCTTTGAATTACTTCAGGTGCTTGGGTATAATGTTCGGTTCCATATTTTTCTAGACTTGTTTGTTTAACTCGTTTGTTATATTCAGACGTTTGAGTATAATGATCAACGCCCCATTTTTTCTGACTTGTTTTATGAATAAGGTCTTTAAATTCTGGTCTTTGGCTATTAAATTCAACACCATATTTTTCAAGACATATTTCTTTGCGTTGATTTATGGTGCCAATCCCTTGACATTTATTACAGCAATATTTTCTGTATTCACGTAAATCTGGATGCCAATTTAAATTATTGCCACATATACATTTTGGTATATTATTATTACCTAATATAGCATGATAAAGTATTTGTCGACCACTTGTAGATTTCAATTCATTGATGATCAATGTAAATTCTTTAGAAAACTCACAATTCATTAGATCTCTCATATTTATGTGAGCTCTTTCACTTAGTAATTTACATTGATCATCAAATGTCATTATTAGTCCTTATGCCAAGATTCTTGTCGTGTATATGATGGCATCATGCCATTGGCTTCTAGAATATCATCTCTTATATCTTGATTCTTCTTCTCTATATTTAGTACTCGACAAAATGAATTCGTAATTATTTGTGAAAAATAACTAAATGGGTTGGATCCTTTACTTTCATCAAACTGTAATCCAACTTGAATAATTTGTACTAAAGCTGTTCCACGCATTTCATCATTATACGTATAAGATCGCCAGTTACCTTTTGATCCATAACGATCACACAATTTTAACATCATCATACATAACTCGTCTGTTAGTTGACCATGTGTTTTACTAAAATGACCAGTTTTGAAATTCCCAATCCAATGACTTTTGCCAATTAATACTGGCTTATTAGCTTTATTTAATCTATAGTGTAAAAATGGAGGGAAGTTTAATCTAATATGTGATGGATCAGGGGGTGTCATTAGAATTTTTTCAATATCTGGATCAATTTCCTCTATATCTGGATCAATGGTTTCAATTAGTTTTAGTGCTTTAGATTTCTTACTTTGTTTTACATTTTTTGGAGGAGCCAATGGAATATGATCCCATGAAGTTACCCTAAAAATTAAATCGGTAACTGGAATTTCTCCAGGTAATATATCTTCTGGAGAATCCCTAGATAATCTAGCAGCTTTATTCATCTGTGCTGCTATTATGTTGTTCTGTATTTCAGTTATATTTGGTAAAATTATATCATACTTATTATCTTTGTCGGGATTTGTAAAACTACAGTATGAATTTTTACTTGAATGTATTTCGCGTAACATATCTACATTATTTAAATATTTTTTCGCCATTAAATCTCCTAGAAATTACTATCATTTAATTATAACACACTTACAGATCTCTGTCAATGAATTACTATTTAGCCCTGATTTTCAAGAAGATAAATATTAGTATGGCTAGTACAACTACACCAACTACATTAATTGAGTATCAACCTTCTGTAACTACACAAGAACCATTGGCTCTGACAAGTAATGAAGCAGTACCAGCTAATACTGATGAATACGGATTTCAAGACTCTGCACTTGATACAAGTAACATTAAAACAGCAGAAATGTTAATTCCAGCGGACCCGTCAGACGGAAAAACCCAGTTAGAGCCAGATATAGCTTCATTGGCAGCACCTCCTAATATTTCACAACCTATTAATTCTGTTACTGCTAATAGTATAATTCCTGACAATGTTAGTCAATCAACTCAAAATACTACGTCGTTTCCACCAACATCTCCTACAGTAGCAACTGATCTGCGAGTTAAAATTAGTATGCCTATTGATTCCCCGTATATATTATATAAAGACACCTCAAATAAGTTATTATCTCCAATTTTTGCAACTAGTGGGTTTGTTTTTCCAATTCAACCACAAATTTCTATATCTCATGGTGCAGAATATCAATCAATGAATCCTGTACATAGTAACTTTACTTTTTATAGTTATACAAATAGTGCAATGAAACCAATATCACTAACAGGCGAATTTTTAATAAGAACACAAACCGATGCTAGATATGTTATGGCTGGAATACATTTTTTAAGAAGTCTAACAAAGTCATTTACTGGGTTAGATGGAACATTAGCTGGAGCTCCACCAATGGTAGCCAGATTAACTGGGTTAGGATTTTCTGGATTTGATAATATACCAGTTGTAATTACTGATGTAAATGTACAGTATCCAGATTCTGTAGATTATATTACTGTAGTAGATGTAATTGGTGGTCAATCTGTTGAATTATACAAAATGCCAATTAACTTTACTATAGTAGTTTCAATGAATCCTGTTTTTAGTAGAGCATTTGTTTCAAATTTATTTGGAGTTAAGAAGTACGCAAATGCTGAATGTAGATTATTAGGAAATATTACTAGGGTAAGTGCTGAAATAGCTGGTACAAATAATACAGATACTACACCTACGATGGGAATCAATGAAGAACCACCAGACATTGCTCCCGCTCCGCTTGATCTTACACAAAAAGTACCTGGTGGAACAGACTTTAATAGTTTAGGAACAGCAAATATAAATAATCCAACTGCATTTAATACGCCACCTATTCAACAAGCAGATAACTCTGTATTTAATAATACTGCTCCTAATTTAGGACAGGAAATTGGTGTAATACCAAAAGGAGCAGGAATTGCTAGTAATGATAATCAATCAGCGCAAGGATAATAACAATGAATTATAATTCTAAAAGTCCATATTATAAAACAGGATTGGATAGTTCAGGTAAATATTTAGACTTAATGGTAACAAGATTTGTTCCTGCTACTTCAAATGATCTATTATATCAAATTGAACCAAAATATAATTTACGTCCTGATAGATTAGCATTTGACTTATATGGGAATAGTAGCTTGTGGTGGGTTTTTGCGGAAAGAAATCCAAATACTCTTAAAGATCCAGTAGGTGATTTTTTATCAGGGAGACAAATTTATCTGCCTCAAAATAACTTATTAAACGAAGCGTTGAGTTAATCAAATGGCTACATTACCATTATCTCCTAACTTTACTAATTTGAATTCACAACTGAATAGTCAACTAGCATCTTCTATTGAAACTAGTGATGCAGTTAATAATCTACCATCAAGTTATGTAAATAATAATATTGATACACTCAGTAATACTTCACTTAAAAGTGATTCTATAATTGATTATACTTTAAGAAAAAATCCATTACATCAATATAGTAGTTTCAATTATACTATAAGTCTAGAAGCAACTGACAATATTGGAGTAAATAATTGGAATAATGCTTCTAACTATAAATCAAAATATGTAAAAACTGATTGGATTCCAATAATACGATCAGGTGGAATAGTTACAGGTGCTAAAAATCGTTTTGACCCAGAAGGAGATAGTGTTCAACGTCAATATTTTAAATCAGATTTATATATAGATAATCTAGAGATAGAAACATTAGTTGCAACATCAGCATCAGCTAGATCAAGTACTGATTGCAGTGTATCATTTACTATAACTGAACCATATGGTATGAGTTTTTTATCAGATTTATGGGAATTTAATAGTAATGTTATCCAATCAGAAAGTTATCTAGAAACTGCATATTTACTAAAAATTGGATTTAAAGGATTTGATGATGATGGAAAATTTATAGACTTACAAGAATATGTTAAATATATTCCTATCAAATTTGTGAATGTTGATTTGAAATTTACAAATGCAGGTGCCATATATACTGTAACTGCTATACCATATAACGATCAAGGCAATAACGAAATATATGGTCGAGTAAGAACTTCAGGTAAGTTAATTGGTAAAACTGTTGGTGAAATGTTACGAGGTTATACTTATATTACTAAAGGACAAATTGAATCAGCTAATCCATCAGACAAAAAAACATTGTTAGATGAATTTGAATTTTATCAAAGTGATTTTTCTTTAGCTACCATTTTAACAGAAAATGCGGCAGCAACAATAAAGAAAAATGAAAGAAACTCAGAAGCAGCAACATATGATGAGTATGTAATTAAATTTACAGATGAAACCGATACAGTACCTAGTAAAATAGCAGAGTCAATAATTATTGCTCCTAAGGATAATCCAAATAAAGATGTAAAGTTTGAACAATTAAAAAATGATAGTGGATCTTATTCATCACATTTAGCTGCAAAAACATTAACAAACATGGTAAAATTTCAAAAGTTAAGTACGGTGAAGCCTATTATAATTAAAGATAAAAGTACATCACAACTTAATGGCGGAGAAAATATACATGATGTTATCACTTCAGTTATATCAGGTAGTAAGTATATAACTGATCAAATTGAAAAGTTTAGAATTGCATATAATAATGCTGCAACTTTAACAAATCCTGAAGATAGATTACGTGCTATAAAATCATTGGCTGGTCAGTTAAACTGGTTCAGGGTACAATCGCAAATTTTACCCACAAACAAGTTTAATCCCAATACAAATAGATATGTTAAAAAGATTATATATAATGTAATACCTTACATAATTGAAAATAGTAACTCACCAGATGTTCCTAAGAAGCCAATTACTAATATAGTTAAAGAATATAATTATTATTTTACTGGAAAAAATATCGATATCTTAAATTTAGATTTATCTTTTAATACAGCATATATAAATACCGCTGGTAAAAATATTAGTGAAATTAGTCAAGCAACTGGAGAATATTCTAAAAATACCAATGAACAAGTTACTGTGGGACCAATAGTTCCAATCGGAACTCATCCTATAAAATTAGCGCAGAACACAATTTATACAGATTCATCTAGAATTAAAACAACTGGTCAGGGTAACAAAACACCTGGCAGAATTAAGTCATCAGATTTAAGTTCTATATTATACAATCCAGCAGATTTAATGAATGTTAAATTGGATATATTGGGTGATCCTGATATAATTAAACAAGATGGTATTTGGTTAATTGGAAATGACACATATGATAAAAATACTGGGCCGTCAAATGATCCTACACAAAGTATTACTTTTGACAACAAAGAAGCTTATGTAAGTATAAACTTTTTAACTCCCAGAGATTACAATTTAGATACTGGTTTAATGTTACCACAAGATTTAGATTTTCAAGATAATCAAAAAACAAGCATGTTTAGTGGTAAGTATAGAATTATTATAGTTCAAAGTATTTTTAAAGAAGGAAAATTTACTCAAAATTTAGAATTGTCTAGAGTAATTGAAGAGCAAGAGGAAGAAACTTATAATAATTTAATATCTGAAAAATCAGTGCCGACTTTAAGTGGTGCAATTCCAGCAGTACCAGCTAGTATATCACAAATTGGTAAAATTCCAGACACACCTCCACCAATTACTAGCATTCCACAATCAACATTAACTAGCTCTATAGGACAAATACCAACCACACCATTTAATGGATAGGATAATAATATATGGGTAACGGAACAAAAGCAGCACCTAATACATCACAAGATAAGCAAGGATTATTTGCTTCTCCTGGTCCATGGCTTGGCATAGTAAAAGATATCAATGATGTTACAAGAGCAGGTAGGATACAAGTTTATATTCCTGATCGTGGAGCAGTAGATCAAGATGATGAAAGTTATTGGTATTCAGTTTCTTATGCAGGACCATTTAGAGGAAGTACTTCAGGATCAGACGATGTTATTCAAGAAACCGAATATAATGGAAGTGCAGAAGAAGAAAATAGCTATCAAAGTTACGGAATGTGGTTCACACCTCCAGATGTAGGTACTAAAGTATTGTGCGTATTTTTAAATGGAGACCCAAGTCAAGGATATTATTTTGCTTGCATAGGCGATTCTAAAAGTAGTCATATGACTCCAGGTATTGGATCAGCACAACTTGAAAATGTTATATGGGATAAAACACAATTTAAGACACACGAAAGATTATCAAATTATATAGAATTGGCAAGTGGAGAATTACCTAGTAGATTGCCAGTTAGTGAACCAACTAGACGTTCTGCTTTAGAAAATGAAACAGAACTTGATAAAATGAAAAAGATGCCACATGTTTATCAAAATATGCGACTTGGCATGCAAGGATTAAGTTTTGATTTTACTAGAGGGAGTACTAGCGCAAGTAGTATTAGAGAAAGTCCTAGTCAAGTTTTTGGTATTTCAACTCCTGGTAGATTGTGGAGTTTTGCTGATAAAGAAAAGAGTTTAAAAACTATATCGGAAATTCAAGGATCTCAAGATCAGGAAACACTCCCTGATAACTTAATTTCTTATTATAAAAATACATTTAGAGTTGGTGGACATCAAATCATCTTAGATGACGGAACAACTGAAGGTGAAGATCAAGGTATACGAATCAGGACAGCACATGGTAATATGATTTTGCTTGATGATACAAATGAGCAAATTTATATTATAAATGCTAGAGGTACTGCATGGATTGAGATGACCCCTAGCGGATCAATAAATATATTTAACAATGGTAACTTTAGTGTAAGAAGCAAAGGTGATATCAATTTTCATACAGAAAAAGATTTTAATGTTCATGCAAAAGGTAAAATTCAAATGCGAAGTGAAACAAGCACAGCATTAGAAACTGCAGGAACATTTTCTAGTTTAAGTCAAAGTACAACAACAATTTATGCTTCAGCAGACACAAAAATTGGCGCAGGCGGAAGTTTGAATTTGTCAAGTTCAGTACAATCAACCTTAGGTAGCACTGGACTTGTAATTCTAAAAGGATCCCTTGTATATATTAATACGTTACCTGCTCCGCAAGTATGTGCACCTCCAGAAATTACACAAACATCACATGATGATACTGCTCAGATTGCAGGTAAGAATACTTGGTGGGCTGGAAAGAGTTTCAAAAGTATAGTAAGTAAAGCGCCAGCACACGAACCTTGGACTAAACACGAAGTTCCAACAATAAAAGCAAAAACCCCACTAGCAAGTAATGCAACATTGAAGCCAATTTCAAGGACCTAATTTATGATATATGATTTATCTGACATTAACTCAACAAAACTAATAACAGAAGCTGAAATAGCATTACAATCTCAGATTACTGAATCAGTAGGAACCTTATCTAAAATTCAATGCCGTGCGATGTTTGCCCAAATAGCACTATTGTCAGGAAATGATTATAATTATTTGAGTCCTTTTGGAAATATTGGACGTTATGGGTTTACTGCAAAAAGTTTAGAATTAATTGGATTATTAAAGAAAGGAACATTACATATAACTGGTGAAGTTAGTGGCTGTAATCTAAAAGCTATTGATAATTCAACTAACTGGGCAGGATTGTTAAGTTGTTATGACAAAGAAGATTTTTTAAGTAATAAATTTGCACAAAATAAATCTGTTCTTGATCTAGCAGCTATGAATTTTAATATTCTTTTATCTGCTGGAATTGATATGTATAATTTAGCTCCAGAAGATCAAGCTGGATTATTGTCAGTTGCTCATTTAGCTGGATATGAAATTGCTGTTAAATTTTTTACTGAAAAGTCAATAGATTATGATTTAGTTTCTGAAAACGGTTATTCGTTAAGTCAATATTATAAGGCGAGTTTACGAGCTATCAGAATAGCTGATTCAATTGAACAAATAAACATAAACACATTAATAAGTCAACTACCTACTGCTAATATTATTAATGGAGTATCATCTGTTAGTAATAAAGTTATATTCTTAAATAACGCACCAGTATCAAGTACATCTAATAACATAGGTAATTTAACTGTTGAAAATTTAACTGTAAATAATTTAAGTAATTTTGGAAATGCATCACATATTACTATTACTGGTGGATCAGCTGGAGAAGTATTAACATCTCACGGAGATGGTTCTGTTTATTGGGGAGTTGGCGGAGGAGGTGGAGGTTCTTCAGTAATTATAAGTGATACTCCTCCATCATCACCAACCATTGGCGACTTATGGTTTAATTCACTTGATGGAAATCTTTATATTTATTACTATGATGGATTTTCATCACAGTGGGTTTTAACTGTATCGACTACATTAATTATTGGGGCAACTGGACTAAAAGGAGCAACAGGACCAATTGGAGCAACTGGATCAGGAGCAACTGGACTAACTGGAACAATTGGTTCTACTGGCGCAACTGGTCTAATAGGTGCTACTGGTCTAATAGGTTCTACTGGATCAGGAGCAACTGGACTTACTGGTAATATAGGTGCTACTGGAGCAACTGGACTAACTGGAACAATTGG